ATGATGAGGCGCACGGGTACTTCGGGATAGTCCCCGGAAGCCCGTACTAAACGAGGTGACTCATGCTGACCCCTGACGACATCACTAAGAAGACATTTACGGTCAAGTCGCTACGGGGCTACGATCCACACGAAGTTGACGACTTCCTAGACCGGATCGTCGCTGACTACAGCACTGCTCTTACGCAGCTCGCAGCCGCTAACGGCGACCTGTCGCGCTACCGGAGCGGTGCCGTGACAGCGCAGCTCCCTCCGGTTCCCGCTGCACCGCCTGCGCCTAGCAACCCGATTGGCGACGTTGCGCGTCTCCTGGCCGTTGCTCAGCAGGCCGCAGATCAGCAGGCCGCCGAGGCAAAGGCCGCTGCTGACAAGGTGATCGCCAATGCTCACGCGGCTGGTGACCAGATCATCGCGGACGCCAACTCCAAGGCGGCGCAGGTGATCGCAGACGGGAACACCAAGCGGAACGAGATCGTCGGCGAACTTGAGGTCAAGCGAAGCGAGTTGCAGAGTAAGGTGGACGCCTTGACTGCGACGCACGCCGAGGCTGTGAACAAGCTCAAGTCCGCACTCGCACAGCTTGGAGATCCTGCGGCATGACAGGTAAGCACGGCGCGGCCGTTGCTGGCCTCCGGTCGTGGAGAAAGGCCCTAGCGCTGACTGTCTCTGTTGTGACAGCCGGTGCGTGGATACCCTTCACGACCGGGGGCTCTGTCGGTGAGCCTCGCGAACACGACGACGACGAGGATGAGTTCATAGCTCCCGCTCCCATCTTCGAGGGACACGAGTTCCCTACCTGGCCGATGGCGGCCGTGCCTGGTAACACGCAGCACGATTCGCCGCCGAAGCCACCTAAGAAGGTCGAGGAGCACAAGTCAAAGCCTAAGCCCAAGGCTGAGGTTAAGAAGGTCCACCCCGCACCCAAGCCCACTAAGCCGACATCGGTTCTGGTGGCCTTCCTGCGCGCCCAGCTTGGGAAGCGCTACTCATGGGGCGGTAACGGACCTTCCGCATACGACTGTTCGGGCCTGACCAAGGCGGCATATGCCAAGATCGGCATAACCCTGCATCGTACATCTGAGATGCAGTCGCTACAGGGTAGGTCTGTGAGCCTGTCCCACTTGGAAGTTGGCGACCTGCTCTTCTGGGGTCTGCCCGGCGCGGCTTACCACGTTGCTATCTACGTAGGCAACGGGCAGTACATCGCAGCACAGAACCCCAGCTCGGGAGTTGTGCAGGTGTCCATGAGTTACTACCGACCCAACTTCGCTCGGAGAGTGTTGTGACTGAGTATCAGGAATCGCCCTTTACTGTAAGAGTTGTCAGGGAGACTAAGATAGTTCCCTGCGACTGTGAGGTGTTGTGTGGATGGATTCACACAGCCTATATCGGCGAACCTGTCTATTACATAGACAGGGGTGGCGTCAACAGCGACCTTCCGGTTACTCGTGATCAGGCGTATAGGGCCATAATCCGAGGCGCATCTATAGAGCCTCCCCGCACTTGGACGAAAGGTAGCTCGCCTTATGAGCAGCACAGTTGAGCCGCTTCCTAAGCCGTCCGTTCCGGCTAACGGATCGGTGGACTCCATGATCGCATGGATGATCTATTGTATCGGCGCGGACGAGACGAACGGCAACAACGTCAACTTCATCACGCACTGGTACGGCGAGGATGGTGAGCCGTGGTGCAACATGACCATCACATACGCGGCTTGGCACTCCGGTAACTCGCAGAACGTGTGTGGTGGTACGAAGCGTGACTACACCGTGAATCACGCACAGTGGTTCCAGAGCCGTGGCCAGTGGCACACGGACACCGCCGGAATCCAGCGCGGAGACATCGTGTTCTTCGACTGGAACGGTACCAATTCCATCTCAGCTATCGACCACGTGGGTATAGTTGAGAGCGTATCAGGTTCCGACGTGCACACCATCGAAGGCAACATCGACAACGTATGCAAGCGCATGGTTCGGCACTCGAACTACATCGTAGGCTACGGTCGGCCGAAGTACAGTACCGCATCCGCGCCGCCCCCGCCGGACACCACGCCGACGCCGCCTGCGGCCGGTACGGACACGTACACCGTCAAGGCGGGCGACACCCTGTCTGCCATTGCGCGCAGCCTGGGCGTGTCCCTTGACGCGCTGCTGGCCGTGAACCCTCAGATCACCAACCCTGACGAGATCGATGTCGGCCAGGTGATCAACGTTCCTGCGGCGACCGACCAGGCGCCGGACGAGCCAGCCCCGGCGCCCGCGCCCGCTCCGACGCCCACACCGGTCCCGCCGCCGCCGTACGTGTCCCTGTTCAATCTCCAGTACGCGAAGGCTCACCCGGGCGCGCATCGATCCGACGTGCTGGCGTTCCAGAAGGCGCTAGCCCGCGTCGTCGGGCTCGACTACAGCAGCGGCCCCGGGATCTACGGTCCGGCAACTACGGCCGCATGTAAGAAGTTCCAGCAGCTCCAGGGCTGGGCGGGTACGGGTACGCCCAACTTCGACGTGCTGAACCTTCTCGCAAGCAAGACCGGGCTTCTCATCCCGGCCCCCTGATGTCCCGACGAACCAGCCGGGCAACTCCGTTGAAAGGCAACGAAAATGAACGTACTCGGTAAGGTCTCTGTGTACGCCAAGGCAGTGGCGGCCGGTCTTGCGGCTGGTGGCACTGCGCTCGGCGTGGCGATCGCTGACGGTGGCTTCAACACGGGGGACGCGGTTTCCGTCGTCCTCGCGGTGCTGGGCGCGCTCGGCGTGACCTACGTCGTTCCAAACAAGGCTTCGGACGATAAGCACGCCGCATGACAAAAGACCCCCCTCCCGGTACTGCCCTGTACCGAGAGGGGGGCGCTTTTTTGTTTCAGTGGCGGGCACGCCGCCGGGCTCGAAGCCTCTGCACCACGGTCCCAACGGTCCACACCATGGCGAACACCGAGAGCAGAAGGAAGTCCCACGTAGCAGCCATCGTGAGCACCATCCAGAAGCCTATGGCCCACGCAAAGAACGCGAGGAGCATGAACCAGAAGCCACCGAACACGACCCAAGTGCGCCGCGCCCTAGGGCGATTCATGTAGGCGATCATGCGTGGCGTCACAAAGTACGGGCGCCATGCGTCAAAGTCCAGCACGCCGTATCGAGGGCGAGCGATGCGCTGCTGCCGCCACTCCTGGCCCCATGTGCTTTCCCGTTCCTGGACAGTCATGACTTCCTAACTAGGTAGATCCCGAAGCCCTTCCGTCCGGGCGTTCGGCGAACAGTTACAGTGTACCCCAATGCCTTAGCGTGCTTCCCGTAGATGTGCAGTGCGCGGCTATCAGCAGCGCGACGCGAGTCGTGTACTTCTACAGGGTTGTAGGGGTCAATGTCCATGCCTAACCTCCCATGTATCGCCCAGGATTGCGGATTCTACTGCCTGTTCGTAGAACTCGGCCCGCCACTTGTCAGGGATGTGCGTGCGCTCACGCATCCAAGTCAGGTGGTACGTCCAACACTCCCGGGCGAACTCATGGTAAGTGTGGTGCAGTAGACAGGAGTTCACTTCTTGATCTCTTCCTTGAGGGTTTCGATCGACTTAGTGTTGCGTTCGATCTTGTCCCGTTGGCCGTCATACAGCTCATCGATCATCTTCGTGTTGCGCTCGATTCGCTCACTGAGGGTGCCAGCCCGGAAGATGTCAGACAGGGTGCGAACACTGTTGAGGCGTCCTATGGTGACGCCAGCGGCGATAGCGAACCCCATGGACAGGAAGACCGACAGGGACAGCCACTGAGGTGCGAAGTGCCCTTCGGACGGATCGAATTCGAGTACCGCCCAAGTGGCCGCGCCTATGGCCCAACTCCAACCGCCTAGGGAGACGATCCACAGGATGACGCGTCGAACAGTCTCGTTCATGATGCCTCTTCAATCCTCTCGTCGTAAGCGTCCAACAGGTGTTGACGTTCCTTTGCAGTAAGGCCCTTGATGTTGGCCAACTGATCCTTTACTCGGTTACGCCTAGCGGTCGGCTCTGGCAGAGGCAGGGGGGCCTTGCCGATCAAGTCCCCGTCCACAAGCCCGGCCGTTACGGCTAGCCTCATGGGATCTTCCACGCGGAGTACCTTAGCCATACGCAGGCACGCGTCCATGCTGGGCAGTCCTGCGCCAGACCTCCAACGGCTTACCGCCGAGTCCGTGACCTTGAGCTTCTTGGCTAGCTCTGTTGCGCGTATGCCTCTGTTCTCCATCGTCATGTTTAGCCACTGTGCGAACCGGTCTTGTCCGCTAGTAGTCATCTTATGTCTTCACTGCCTCCCGAGTCGTGGTGCGTCGCGTTCCTTCCTGACACTCACAAGTCTTACGGGTGCAACCTTGCGAGGTCAAAGCCACTAGGCGCGATTGAGTGGCCCGCAACACTGAACTGCCGTGCATGCGTTGCGATGCGTGGATCTCAAGCTCTTCGCAAGCCCCGAGCGGCGCATATGGACACGGACCGCACTCGCGCCCCTACGCATTGCGACATCACCCATCGTGCTCCAAGATTTTCTTGACGCACCCGAAAGACCTCAACTTCGGTTAGCCTAGGTCGAGTTCGCCCATCCCTGGGCGTACAGATGCGAAGATCGTCCGGATTTTCTTGGTGTGACGGTTGACACGCACGCAAGAAAGAGCCAGTCTTGAGGCATCAGAACAAAACAGGGCAGAGAGGACAGGGACTACGGTTCCGATCCCATAGAGGTTCCGGCTAGTTGGACCACCGCGCCCAACGCTCCCAACTCCGTTACGGAGTTCCGAACTTGACCTCGTTCTAGGGAGCTTCCGGCAAGATCGTTGATCTTGAGGTACGAGGTTATGATCTCTACAGAGTGTAGCGGCTCTTCTGCCCATTGTGACTGAATGATCGTTCAGAACTCCACAGAGAGCGCACAAGGAAAACCGGGGGCGCACGTCGCCCCCACACATGCCAGCAATACACAGCCGGTGGCATCGGCATCATGACCGCGTACGGGTTCGACTCCCGTAGCTGGCACTGCGTTTCGAGACTGCCCCTGCTCACAGCGGATACTAAAGCCGCGCGGGATCTGCCCGAGAGTAACCAGAAACTCACGGAACGCTTGTCCACCCGTCCCCCCTAAGTCATCAGAGAAGATGATCTAGCCATGGCCTACGTCCCTTACGAAGAGAAGTCCGCCGCCGACCGCGCCGCCGACCGCGCCGCCGATGAGCAGTGGATGAAGGATCACGCTCCGGTCTACGACACCACCCCCGTAGCCGCGCGGTACTACCGTCCGGGCGTTGAGATGGCCCCGGCTGCCGCTTCGGCTCACTAACTTGATCAAGGAACGGTGACTCACCATGGCTACTCCCGTCGAAACTGTCCCCGAATCGTCCGCTCCGCTGTCTCTGGCCGACCGCTGTGACGCCTGTGGTGCAGCTGCCCAGGTTCGCGCCGAGAGGCCGTACAAGGACCGCTCAGAGCTTCTGTTCTGCGGCCACCACTCGGCCCAGCACGGCCCCGCGCTGCTGGCACAAGGATGGGTGATCTCATGACTACGCACCGCAAGGAAGCTGCCCTCTCGTACGGCGCCCCGGATGAGCTGGAAGCGGAAGAGCGCTTCTGGAACAACCGTCGTACTCAGTGGCCGGAAAGCCCCGAGGCGCGCGCCGCGCGTAAGGCGCTGCTCAAGCGTCGCAAGGGAAAGTGATCATGTCTGGCGTCAAGCCCTGCGCTTGTCTCTACTGCATGTGGGTTACCTATGGTGATGGTCCCCTATGTGCGGAGTGCGAAGACGCAGGGTGCGACCCCAATAGCGGCGAGTGCAAAGCCGCTTGATCCGCCGGGTACTCCATGGCACCCCCGTTCCCCCTTGACCTAGGGGGTGCCATGGCTGAACCTTACGGTTCTCAACTGTCCGACACCTTCGGAAAGGTAGGCACCACATGTCGCGCGAAACGCTCGAATGGCTGAACAACAACACCCTCATTGGCTTCACTGACAAGCGCGGCCACGCATGGCACTACCGCGAGGGTGCCAACAATCACTATGCCGGGGCCGTCCCCATGGAGGACGTGAAGCGGCGCCTGTTCAACTGGACGGCCGAGGAACACCCGCTGTACGTGGCGAACAAGCCGCAGGAAGTCTGCGTTGGTCGCACTGTCTATGGTGAGGTGCCCGGTTTCAAGGCCATCACGCGGTCTGACACGGGCGATGTGCTAGGCATCTTCGGTGACGGGTACGTCCCTCATCAGTACGGAGAATGGCTGCTCAAGAACGTTGCCAGCATCCTGGACGATGACTTGTCCATTGGGTCGGCGGGACTGCTCAAGGGTGGTCGTCAGGCTTGGGTGAGCGTGGAGGTGCCCGACACCATCACCACCCCTGAGGGTGTCGAGTTCCGACCCAACCTGTTGGCCGTATCCTCGTTCGATGGAACGCTGGCGACCACATACAAGCGCGTCGCTACAGCCGTCGTCTGTGACAACACCATGAATGCCGGTCTGCGAGAGCAGGGACAGGAGTTCAAGGTCAAGTCCACCCGTCACAGCATGGGCCGTCTGATGGACGCTCGCGCCGCGCTGGGCATCGTTCACAGCATCGCCGACGACTTCGCACAGGAAGTCAAGGAACTGTGTGAACTGGACTTTACTGACCAGAAGTTCGCGAAGCTGGTCGAGGACATGACGCCGTACGATCCGGATGCTAAGAGCAGCCGGGGCGAAACGATGGCCATGCGCAAGCGTGACAAGCTGCATGACCTGTGGGCGTCGGACGAACGTGTCGTGACGTGGCGAGGCACCGCCTTTGGTGCCTGGCAGGCGTTCAACACGTACGGGCACCATGAGGGTCCGATCAAGGGCGGTAACCGCGTAGAGCGGAACATGATCCGTACCGTCACCGGCCAGGTTGAGAAGGCGGATGAAGAGATCGTTACCCGCATCCGCAAGCTCGCCCGCCGGTAAGTGCTCCCCTGTCGAGTAGGGCCGACCCTTTCACGGTCCGACCGCTAATGACTCGACAGGGGCCTAGCTCCCCGCCGTAGGCGTTGTGGTGCCGCGTACGGCGGGGGAACCCTCAAGGTGGGACGGACCTTGAGGACGTGGGAAACCAAGTTACGAACATAGGGACTTGGCAAGCATGCGATAGGGCTTTGAGGCATGCACCCCCCAAACTCCCGGGGGACACGCGACCAAGGGACGACGCGTAATACGCGGGTGGCAAAGAGCCTAGACCCGTGTGGCTTTGACTCCCGCCGACTCGCTTCCCCCGGGGGACTCACAATTGAATAGGACGGGGCCGGGCTTACGGCAACACTGCCGGAGCTGGACAACTCGGCCCGCCCCGTCCCTCCTCTCATCAAACACACACGCACGGAAGGGTGCCAGGAACAATGTCGATCAATGACGCTATCGAAGCTGTCAAGGAAGAAACCGAGCTTGAGCATCTGGTCGAGGTGCTGGGTGACGACAAGGCGCAGGCTGCCGCCGAGCGGCACGTTCTCCCCGCGCTGGTGTACGAGATGAACGAGGAGCGCACGCAGTGACGGACACCCCACTGATCTTCTACGGCACCCCCCGAGGCAAGGTGCTGGGGCCGTACCATCCCGACGAACTGGGCGCGCGGTCGCGTGCTATCAAGATGCTCAACGGGCGTGAGGGACTGCCGGTCTACATGATCCGAGCCAACACGTACGAAGAGGCACGCAGGAAGCTGCCGATCCGATGAACAGAGAAGAGGACACATACGCCATGGTTCACTTTGAAGAGGTACACGACCGATTCATGCGAGCCCAGCGTGAGAACCCTGCCGCCAGGTGGCCGGAAGCCCTGCTCCGACAGATCGAACGTCGCGCCCTGATCCTAGAGGTGTCCAGGACCCGTGAAGCACAAGGGAGCTGAACCGATGTTGACCAAAGGTCACATCTACGCACTGATCATCTGCGTAACGCTGGTGGTCGTAACGATCATCTCTGTGTTTGGGAAGTGAGATCATGAACAACCCAAAGGCCGTAGCCTGCCCAGAGTGCAAGGCGAGCGCAGGCTTCCCGTGCCTGCGTAGGAGCGGCGCCACCATGGATGGCTACCACCCTGAGCGGGAAGGGCTTCTCAGGGCGTCTGCTGAGCTTCTGACGGCCCTTGCGCAACTGCCGTGACGCCTCCCCAAAGGCGCGACTATAGGCGCAACTTGAGATCCAAGACGCACAGCGGGTGCGTGTGGTGCGGCGTTGAGGTAGCCCCGCCGGTCACCTCGGCGTCGTACTGCTCGGACGAGTGCGTACAAGCTGACCACTGTGGCATAGATGACATACCGCCCGTCATCCCGCTTGCGTACACTGATGAGGCGTACGTACGAAGGAAGTGGAGCGAACATTGAGCGGCGAATACAGCGCAGATGAGGGCTACTTCATCGAAACCGACGCGCGTACGTCTACCCGCTGGGGTACCCCATGGACCCCCGAGGCTGGGCCGTTCAAGACAGAAGCGGATGCGTTCAACTGGCTTGAGTCCAACCGACACAAGCTCATGTATCCGGATGCGGAAGCCCGCATTGTGTACCTGACGAAAGATGAGATCTGATGGCAACAAAGAAGGCGAAGGTCCAGGTCAAGGTTGGCAAGGCTTGGGTGCCCGCGCACCTGGGCGTGCTCACTCGTCCCGCCGCCGAAGCGCTCGTGACCAAGTACCGGGAACAGCGGCCGAAGAATGCCGTACGAATCGTCAACGCTCAGGAGTCGGAAGCATGAGCCACGTTCGCGCTGGAACCACCATCGTCCGCACGTGCCTTGAGTGCGGAAGCGAGTTCCCCTACACCGTCAAAGGCCCGGGGCGCCACCCTGACTACTGCCCGGCGGACGCGAAGGAACGCATAAAGCGGAAGAGGGCCGAGCGGCGCAGGGAGATCTACGACCCGTGGCTGTGGGAGAACACCATCCTGGAGTGGAACGAGTGAGCAACGCAGACGACTACGGCAGGGGCCGCAGCGAACTAGTCCCCTCGGGGCTGCGCGTCTACCGGCACTTCAAGGTCACGCAAGATGGCATGCTGGCGCCGACTGTTATTTCCTCGGGCCCGTTCGAGCCTGGCGTCAACGCGGCTTCCTGTTATGCGGGTTACCGTGGCTATAGGTACAACTTCTATGGCCCCGGCACAAGGTATCGCATCCCTAGGGCGGCGTGTTCAGACTGCGGCGGCACGGGCAGGATTGTGCGACGCGCCCCGCAGTCGATAGACTACGTAGACTACAAGTCGTTTCTAGAGGGCTCGTTCGAGTCCTACCTAAGCGACTATCGCCTGGTAGAAGATCACTGCCCTTGCGTCACGGAAGAGTGCAAGTCCCCCAACGTAGAATGCAATTGCGGCTTCTATGCGTCGTACAGCCCAGAGACGAATTTCTTCGAGCGGCAGCTATGTGAGGCACAGAGGGATAGGCTGAACGGTGTTCATCGATTCACCGACGGTCTGTATAGGAACTACGACCTACCGCCTATCTTCGCTGTGGTCGAGGCGAGCGGCCGAGTCCTCATGGGGAGCAAGGGAGTTAGGTCGGAGCGCATGGAGGTCAAGGCGCTGGCGTTCGACTACGAACACTCGCACTTCTCTAACGCTCTGAACTGGGGCACAATCGATCTTGACCGCATAGGCAAGAACTACGGCGTCCCGGTGTTCTCGTACATATCATCCATGGTAGAGGCATTCCCGCAGCCCGACCTGTCCAACCTGCTCAAGAATCAGGAGAGTTGACATGGCAGACATCGGAGAGATCGAAAAGGAAATCGAGTTCGAGCCGTTCCCCGAAGAGGTTCCGGCCGAGCCCGCCAAGACTCCGGAAGAGGTGCCCGCGTGAGCAAACCCTGTAAGCACACTGCCCGCGCCCTTCCGACCCCCGTACGACGCAAGCAGTACGACGCGCACCTGAAACGCCATTGGGTGGATCTGATGAAGCGTTTTCTCAACGATGATCCCTTGGTCGCCACGTACGACGTACTAGGGGACGGATTCGAGATCAGGTTCCGCAGGGGCCACAACGGCGCTCTACTCATAACACTCGTGGAGGACTGACATGAGCAACTGGCACGGCAAGATGGGCAAGGGTGCCGCACGCCTGGTCAGGGAGGCGAAGCGCGAGCGCGCCCAGGCGCGGCAGGGTGACGCCCTGCACGAGCGGACCAAGCGTCATCGCGTGGCCCTTGAGAAGCTGGGCGAGTGCCCGGACTGCGGGGCCACGGCGTGAGTCTCAAGGCATCGTCCGTCAGCCGCTATCTGGGCGGGAAGGGACTTACTCGCGCCGAGTGGACTCCCTCCGCCCAGGTGCGGGGCTGGGGACATCAGAGCAGCGGCTACAAGTGCGAGGATTTCGCCGACTTCAACCATCGTCCGGCGGTGCGCGTTTCGTGGATGCTAGGCGATGAGGTTCGAAATGAGAGCGAGGATTGGAAAAGATCCTTTGTCTGCGAGAGGGTCAGGGGCTTGAAGACAGTCCTGGAGTCTCGGTTCATAGTTCAACTCGAAGTGCCTGATTCGACGTTCGGCGGAGATCCTTACCTGATGGTGACCGGCAAGAGGGAGGCGGAGGATGGCTGAGGACGAGCGGGAGGTCAGCCCCGAGACCCGCGATAAATGGGAGCGCTACAAGCGAGCCAAGGAAGCTAAGTCTCGTTGGACGGCTGAGGAGAAGGCAGCCAAGGAAGCTCTCATGAAAGACCTAGGCTATGACCCTGACGACCCCAAGCCTGTTGGGCTTGACGCGGTGGATGAGGAGACAGGGGAACCGCTGTTCTCCGTAAGGGTCGGCAGCCGCAAGGGACTTGACATCAAGTACCTCCGAGCGAAGCACCCTGATGTCTACGCGGAGTGTGAGAAGTGGACGTATCCGATCAGCATCAAGGATGCAAGCGAAGCCAAGTAACGGGGCGCCACTTCTGGAACAGCGATATACCGCCACGCATGAAGGTGGTAACGTACGACTGGTGCATTAACTGTGGCCAACCTAGGCCCGGTTACGAAGACCCCACACAGGAAGTTTACAAGTGATCGAATTCTATAAGAAGCTCGCCGGTAAGCACGGGCTCTCCAAGTACCAGAAGATGGAGTTTGACGCCCAGGTGTACGTAGACCCCACCGAGACGTATACCGTTGTGGTCGTAAGCGGTGAGCGCTACACCGGAGTTGGGGTTGCCAAGCGCAACGCTGCGGATGACTTCGACCTGCAAACTGGCTTTGATCTGGCGCTCGGTCGCGCCCTCAAGGAACTTGCCGGGCTCACGGTGGCGAACGCGGGTAAGAAGCCGAAGACAACGAAGTACACGTACGAACAGTACAAGCAGTTTCACGCGGAAGCGCTGATAAGGCTCGGTGCCAAGTGAACCCCGAGATACACACCACCCTTTGGGGTCTCGTCTCCGGGCTGCTCATCGGTTCGCTGGCGTACGAGCTGGGCAAGTGGATATACAGGCGCCTGCGCAGCCGTGGCACCCCGAAGGAATACAGCTTCGAGATCGTATGGCCGGTAGGGCGCGTCGCAACCACCGAAGAACTAGAGGGCATTGACGATGCACTGAAAGCCTTCATGAAGGCAGTTGGGGAAGGGAAGAGACTTGATCACAAGTAAGTACCGCGCCTATCCGCCGGACGGTGGACCGCACAAGCTGGTAGAGCTGACGCATGAAGCCAAGAGGCGTTACGAGCAGAGGGGTTGGCGTTTCGAGCGTGCCAACTCCAGTGACAGGGAGGCATGGGCACGCCCATGAGTCTGTACGAGAATGAAGAGGTCCGCGCCGCTGCCGTCCAGGCAGCCGCACAGGCGCTCGGGCGAGAAGCCTGGAACACCGTTGATACCGACTCTGGCTACAGGGTCATACCGTCCCCTGCGTTCCAGCAGTTCACCGAACGGGTAGAGGCTTACATCGCTAGGGGGCGGTGGGGAGTTGACGGATGAGAAGCGGTGCAAGGATTGCGTGAAAGCCCTTGAGGACCTTCCGCACCTTGGACCCCCGAAGGTGTGGCGCCCGATCGTTGAGAAGTCAGGCGGCCGGTGCGCCACGCATTGGCGCATAGAGAAGAAACGCAGGCGTGAAGCGAACCATGAACGTGCAGTGCAGCGAACCTATGGACTCGGCGAGGGTGAGTATGCCCAGCTCTACGAATTCCAGGGCGGAACATGCGCTATCTGCCGTAGGGCAACCGGGGCAACCCGCCGCCTCTCTGTGGACCATGACCATGCGACGGGCGAGGTACGCGGCCTCTTGTGTCGCCCTTGTAACACGCTTCTCGGCCACGCACGAGACGCTATAGCGTTCTTCCGACGCGGCATAGCGTACCTAGGCGATCCACCTTACAAGCGATACAAGGAAGGACGACCCTACGATGAGTGAGACTAAGCGAAGGTATTGGGTCTACTCCCGGAACTGGATGAAGTTCCTGGGCGCCGCTCCGCTCACCGACGAGAAGGCGGCGGAGTTCCGCAAGCGCGGTTACAAGCTACAGCGCGTCAGTGGGGACGGGGCGCATGACCCTTGCGAATGAGGTCAAGTGCCCTTCGTGCGGCAAGACCCAAAAGCTCACCGTAGCCGGTAAGTTCAGGCAGCACGGCCCTAGGGATGAGCCGTGCGAGATGTCTGGCTGTTTCATTCCGGCGGAACTACAGAAGCCACTACCGCCGGAGGCGCCCCCATGTCAGAAGGAAGCATCCCCCGAGACGAACCCGAGCTTGAACGATGCGACGGCCCCTGTAAGATCTGCGACCTCTACGACAAGCTCGGACTCGGGCACCACCCCGACGACGGACACAACCCCGATCACCTCGGATTCAAGCCAGACGACTACCGAGGCTATTCCGGGCTCTGACGAGTATGCAACTGACCTAGCTAAGCGTCAGCTGGAAGCATACAAGGGGAAGGTGGTCGAGGGTGAGGGTAGGCCCTATTTTCGCATCGGAACGGGATTCCAAGCCTGCGACTTCACCTGCGAACCGAACAACGAACAGTGCCAAGGATGCGAGGCAAGGCACGCTTTGGTGAGTTATGAACAGCCCGACCCTATGCCTAGCGAGGCACCGCCAGGCTATGACCAGCCTGCGAAGCTGAACCGTGCAGTCAAGGCCGCGCGTCCCATGGATGAGTTCGAAAACGGCATCGCGGTTATGCTGAAAGAGATCTTCTACCAATACACCAACAGGTCGAGGCGTTCTCAGCAGACGCACCTGGGGCCGAGTCAGGTTGGCACCCCGTGTGATCGGCGTCTCGTCATGCACCTTCTGGGCGCACCGCGCGTCAACCCTGGCGGCGACGGCTGGGCGGCATGGGTGGGCACGCAGGTCCACAAGGGCCTTGAGGAGATGTTCAAGTGGGCCGACGCGGGCCAGGGACGGTTTGCCGTGGAGCAGCGGCTACAGTTCCCGTCCGGTCTCGTGCCTCGGGGCACCGCCGACCTCATCGACCGTACGCTGTTCATGATCGATGATCACAAGGTGCAGGGCCAGTGGGCCGCCGACAAACTTCGGACATCTGGCCCAGGGGACTTGTATCGTACCCAACTCCACGTATATGGTATGGGTGCACGCCAAAAGGGCGAACGCATCGAACGTGTGGCCTTGATCAGTTGGCCGCGCGACAAATCCAATCTAGATGATCTGTATGTGTGGTCAGAACCATATGACCCGCAGATAGCTCGCAATGCTCTACAGCGAGTTGACGACCTTAAGGCGTGGGCTGACTCACAGATCGCCGAGGGGAAGTCAGTGCAGGAGACGGCAGCGGCGGCAGCGTTTTCGGATGATTGCCGCTACTGCCCCTATTACATGCCGGACGCAAAGGACTTGTCCAACGGGTTCTGCAACGGGCGTGTCTAAGAAGGGAGGTGTCAGAGTTGAGTGATGAACAAGACGACCTGTTGACTCCAAGCGAGGTAGCTCGACGTTTCAAGGTTGACCCTAAGACCGTGACCCGTTGGGCAAACGCAGGTAAGCTGTCATCGTTCAAGACGCTCGGCGGACACCGCAGGTTCAAGGCTTCCGAAGTAGAAGCCCTTATCAACCCGAAGGGGAGTAAGTGAGCTACGATCAGCCCGATCACGGGGCTAAGTTCACGCCGCGCGATCATCCCGAGTGGCTGGGGAAGCTGTTCCTCATCTTCCCGGAGTCAGTGGAGACTGTGAACTTCAATCGTCCTGACGGGACTCTGGACCCTACAGACATGGTAACGGCTGACGTTGCCATTATCGACCTGCCGGACCCTCAGAACCAGGGTAAGCCAACCTTCCTACAGGGTGCGCGAATCGGGGGATCTGCCCTCGTTCCGCAGCTCAAAAAGAAGATCGGTAAGAAGGTTCTGGGCAGGCTGAACCAGACCCCGGCGCAGGGTCAGAAGTCCGGCGCCTACTTCCTGGCCGATTTCTCGCCGCAGGACGTACAGACCGCTGAGCAGTACGAGGCAGCGTTCCCGCGCGCGCAGTACGACAGCGGCTCGGGCAATCAGCCTCCGCCCGCCCAGCAGTGGCAGGCAGGCCCCCCGGCCCAGAGTGCGCCAGCGCAGAGCCAGTTCGCCGGGCAGTGGGGGGGCGCACAGCCTGCCGCGCCGCCTGCGAACCAGTGGGGGCCGCCCCCGGCTGCTGCTGCACCGCCTCCGCCCGCACCGTGGCCTGACGGGCTGCGCGAGTTCCTGACCTCACGTGGTATCAACACAGAGGGTATGGACGAGGCGCAGGCGCGTCAGATCGCCGCAACTCTCCAGTAAGGAACGGAAGATGACTAAGGCCGAGGATTTCCTTTCACCCTTGACCCAATCTCATATCCTCATGAACAAGGCGCAGGCTGCTCTTTGGCTATGGCAGTCAGGTTATGACTTGCGTGAGATAGCCAAAGTGGTAGAACTCCCTGGCCTGTTGCCCAAGCATCGCGCTACGGACGCTTGCCATGGGCATCACCCCAACGGAGTTTGCCCCAAAGGAATAAGGAAGGAAGCTAGTGCCTCGTAAGAAGGCAACACCGCCCCCGGCGGAAGACCTTGTAGAGATCAACGCAGAACCGTTCGATGACGATGACGACTGGGATGGAGTCCCCGTGACTGACGTGCAGGAAGAGACGACCGAGGCCCCCGTAAAGAAGAGCCGTCCCGGCTCCCCGCTGGTCAAGGCGACTCGTGACTACGAGAAGGCGCACAAGGCTGCCGAGAAGTCGCGTAAGGCGGCTGCCCGGTACCGTCCGCAGATCGACGCCCTTGAGGCGAACGAGGCGGCCGAGGCCGAGGCTCTGGCGCGGCTCACCGCTCTTCTCAACCGCACCAACGACGCCGAGGGCGACGGGGCGGACCAGTAAGACGCGAACGGGTGGCCGTTGACCTGACAGCACGGTCACCCGTTCGTCATGAGTTGGGCCGAACGACTTAGCCTAAGCGGACGACAGCGTACCCACCATGCGCGTACGTAGCAGCCGTGAAGAAAGCGGGTCGGGTAACAGTCAGCATTGCGGACGTAGTTCGGGAGCGGGAGTGGTACCCCGTACTTAGGAGAGATCATGTGGAATATCTTCATTCCACTAGGAAGGGAGCCTGAGCCCGTGGACGCTCCATGTGAAGCGCTCGGCCACTTCTACGAAGACTATGAGTGTATCTACTGCGCAGCCAAGTTCTGCACTACGGAGCATGGTGGGCACTCGTTCGAGCTATGGCCCCTCATGTACGCACCTAAGAAGGGCGAAGGGGCAAGCCCTAGGTATTGCCATCACTGCCAGCGCAACGTCGTCAACATCACCAAAGGCTAGGCAATGAGCTGTAAGTCCGATGGCGGTAAGCACAGTTGGTCCAAGAGGTTTGTTCAACTCGTGCTTAATGTCGGGTGGGCCGAGGAGTGGGAGGTAAGTCCGGTGTCTACCGTAACCTACTCCTACTGCCCACGCTGTGGAAAGGTACTGCTGTGAATGACTGGGACGATCTGGAGGACGACGCTAGGGCCGCATCTGTAAGTCGCGGCCCACGATGCGGAGTTGGCGTAATGCTTGAACTGGTACGCGAAGAGCACGGCGAGGCAGCCGTGCTTAGCATCGTGCGCACCTTTAGGAACGTCAGGCTTACAACCGCCTCCATCCATAAGGCTCTTAAGTCACGCGTGGAGCCTGACTACCTGCCATCCGCATATTCGCTGGGCAGGCACCGCAAGGGCGCGTGTAGCTGTGAGGAGCGGAACGATGAATGACGGCGGAGACTTCGCGGACCTGCACAACGAAGCCGAGATGCAGGCAGAGATCAGCAGGCTCAAGACCCAACGGGACAACTTGCAGCGCCAGTTGTACGAGGTGAAGCACAAGCGGGCCGACTACCTGTCAACGGTATGGGAGGCCGTCCAGGACGCTCTGGCCGGTGTAGCTATCCATCCTGTGAAATCGCCCAGACTACTCAAGCCAAAGGGGGACGGCCCGGAAGAGGTGTGCGTCCCTCTTCTGTCTGACCTACAGACAGGCAAGATAACTCCCGACTACAACACGGACGTTTGCCGCACGCGCGTCATGCGCTACGCCGAGAAGATCGTACGGATTGCCAATGTGCAACGAGCCGACCACCCTGTTCGTCACTGTGTCGTACCAATGCTCGGGGACATGGTGGAAGGCGTGGATATCTTCCCAGGACAACAGTGGCTCATCGATTCTACGCTTTACCGGCAGGTGTTCGAGTCAACACCCGGGATCGTCGTGGACTTTCTTCGCTATCTGCTCGCCAACTTCGAAACCGTCACTGTCGAAGCTGTCCAGGGTAATCACGGACGCATCGGCCGCAAGGGCATGTTTGGACCGGAAGACAATTCGGACCGCATGGTCTACCGAGTCATCCAACTCATGCTCAGGGATGAGCCGAGGCTCCAGTTCAACATGGCTGACCCGGTGGGGGAACGCGCCTGGTACAAGATAGCAACTATCGGCGAGTACAAGGCACTTCTGATCCATGGCGATCAGATCCGAGGGTCAATGGGCTTTCCCTGGTACGGACTCGGCAAGAAGGTGCATTCATGGGGCTCCGGTGGCCTTGGTCAAGACAGCGACTTTCAGGACGTGATGATGGGCCACTATCACTCCCTGGCGCGTGTGCCGTTGAACCATCGCTCCGCGTGGGCGAACGGTTCGACGGAATCCACAAACACATTTGCTGCCGAGACTCTTGCGGCGCAGTCGAGGCCAACTCAATGGCTGCTGTTTGTCGATCCTGCGGCGGGCCGTGTTACTGCCTCATATGGGGTTGAGTTGGCGTGAAGTGTCGCTGCACTGGCTGGCTCTCCCGTACCTGCCGCGATAACGATGAAGGCTATTGCGAATGCTGGGAGCCATGCTGCAATACCGGCTGGTGGGCGGATGATGGCGATGGACACAAGGATTTCGTGTCATGGGACTGCAACTGCACATGTAAGCGTACGGAGTTGACGTGAGGTTCCAAGTAGGCGATAGCGTGTGGTACGACGACAATCATGGCGTTGTCAGCGCGCAGACGCGGGACATGCAAACCGTGACCGTCGATTGGGACGATGGGATCGTGACCAAGGCATGGGAGTGTGACCTCATGACCGACGCAGAGCACGAAAGGTGTGAGAGTGACTAGGCGTATCTATCTTGCCGGTCCGATGACCGGCTATCCGAACTACAATTACGAGGCGTTCAACAGCGCCGCTGAGCTGCTGCGTGACGCCAGGCACTCAGTCATAAACCCTGCCGAGAACTTCGACGGGGATACAACTCGCCCCCGCTGGACGTACATTGACAAGAGCGTGGATCAGATCCAGGGCCTTGCGAAGTACATGTACTCCAGCGGTACAGACTGCCTGGTCTCAGTCCTGGACGGTTGGTACGACTCGGCGGGGGCCTGCCTTGAGGTTGCACTAGCGCATGAACTTGGCCTTCCTGTGTACGAGTTGAACTGTGTGTTTGATCCACACTGGGAAACCGACTGCCGCCTCATCCCTGGCAAGAACGAAGCGCACCCGGAGGTATCCACCACCGACGCCCTGCGCGAAGCCGCCCTGCGCGAAGCCATGGAACGCCTCAAGCGGCGCAAGGTGTTTAACGACGATCCCATCGACACACTCCAAGAGACGCGCATAGCCGAGGGGTTCGCTGACGCGGGGACCATCAAGCCTGCCGAGTCGTTCCCGCCCGATTCCGTGCGCGCGGCCACTCTGGACGAAGCCAAGCGGTTGATCTGCGGCGACCGCAACAACCAGTACGGCCCGCCTGGCAAGGATTTCAACAGGGCCGCCCAGGCGCTTACTTCGCTGGGCTTCGGCAAGGAAGGACGCGACGGCTCGGGCTGCGAAGTCCTGGACGACCACGACGTGGCTGTCATCATGATCGTTCTCAAGCTGTCTCGGCTCATGTGGTCATCCGGCAAGCGAGACAGTTGGATTGACGTTGCTGGTTACGCAGCCTGCGGGGCCGAGGTAGCCGGGGCTAAGTGACGCACGCCACACCCCAAACCCTACAAACCCGACAAGGAAGACGCTAAGATGACTTGGGAACCACCGGAAGCGCAGACGCTACAGGAACAGGCAGCGCTCATGCACGAGCTGTACGCCTCACTCGTGGCCGAAGGGTTTACCGAACACCAGGCGCTCCATATCGTAATGGCGGCCCCCTGCTGCCAGTTCAACTATCGCGAGGAGTAAAACATGGGTCGCGGCCGTAACTTGGCTAAGCCTGAGGGCATCGTAGAAGAGTCCGACCGCAGTGGACTGGAGATCCAGCTTGACGAGTTCATACAGGAGAACGTCCTTCCTGTAATCGGCAAGATCCAGTACGCGAAGATGCTGGATCTCATCGACGGCTACGGCAAGGCGAGTTACGGTCGCGGCTACGTCCAGGGGGGCAGGGATGAGCGCCGCCACTGACCTGCGGCGCCTGACGGTCGCCCACCAGAAGGAAGGCGAATGCGCCTACTGTGACAGGCGATACGCGCGCGTCCTTGAAGCTGCCTACCTTGTAGGTAACGAAGATCCCATCGGTTGCCACTGCGGGTGCGGTGCATGCCCACCCGACTGCCAGTGCCCCGGTAACAAGGTGTTCCCCGCAATGTGTGAGTGTGAAGATGGCTAAGTGGTTCGCAGAGGATTTCATCTTGGCGGTAGCCATCATCATAGTGTCCTACCTGATCATAAGGAAACTCTAGTGGCACTCACACACGTTCAAGTCAACTGCGCCTGCGGCTGGTCGGGTTCCCACAACTGCACGCTTGGTATCAGGACCCTAGACAGGGGACTCATAGCCAAGCTCCGCAAGATCCTGCCGTACGACTACAGCGGCAGGGACGAGTGGGCCGATGCCGACAAGCTGAGTGAAGTGTTCAGCACTCTATGGCACTTGGAAGATGAGGGGGAGTAGATGTGCGAGGGGACGCGCTGCACACACCACGTCAACCCCGCCGTTCTGGCCGTGGAAGCTGAGTACGACACATGGGTCTACAAGACGCTTCCCATGTACGATCCAACCGCCAACCCCGGAGAGAGTGTTGACGACCTAGAGCCTGCCGCACAAATCGTCCGAGTCCAGGGGAGAATGGCCCGAGATCGGTCAGGTGGCCCTAGCCACGACCAGCCCATGATCCTACTCAAGAACGACCTCGGCCGCCTCAAGTCCGATGCAGACGCGCGCCGTTACCTGTACTGTCTAGAGTGCCAGCACGACACCCATGCGTGCTACGGATGCAAGGCCAAGGTAACTCACATGTCACAAAACAAGTGCCTTGATTGCATCGAACGTTGGCACAATGAAGCCTCACGCGATCTAAGAGAAAGTCTCCTATAAAATGTATATGCTAGCACACACCGGTTTCTCGTTCATCATCTACGGTGTGCTTGCCCTGCTGGCACTGGTATCCGGCATCCTCGTGAAGATCAAGGCAAGGCGCAACCGTGACAGCTAGTCTTACGGTAATCATCCCCGCTTACAACGAAGTTGAGGGGATAGGCGAAACGCTAGCTGCCCTGGTCACGCAGAGCACCCCACCCGAAGCCATCATCGTCGTTGACGACGGCTCCACAGACGGCACGGCGAACGTGGCCCGAGGCTTTGAGCGTGTGACCGTACTCAGTCCCGGGGTCAACCTGGGCAGCAAAGCCAAGGCGCAGAACTTCGCGCTAGACCACTGCTCAACGGACCTGGTACTTCCGGTCGATGCAGACACCGTTCTGGCGCCTGACTACGTGGAGTTGATCAAGGGGCCGTTCTCAGATCCCCGCACGGTCATCGCGGCCGGTTGCGTGCTCACGCGGTTTCAGGACACGCTGTGGGAGCGGGCGCGGCAGATGGAGTACCTTTCTGGCTTCCACTGGTTCCGGCCCGTCCAGGACCACTACGGGGCGCCGCTGGTATGCTCTGGCTGCTGCTCTGCCTTCCGGCTCGACGCGCTGCGCGAGTTCGGGGGGTTCCCCGACCGTACACTGGTCGAGGACATCGACTACACCTGGTCTCAGCAGATAGCCGGACACGGCGCGGCGTACGTCGCCGACGCGGTGGCTTACGCCGCCGAGCCGACCTCACGCCACTTCATGTGCGCCCAGCTCAACCGCTGGAAGACCGGCTACTTCCAGAACGTCCGACAGCATGGCTGGAACATGGTCCGACGTAAGCCCATGCTCGCGCTATGGGTGGCCATCTCCCTTGTAGAGATACTACTTTCACCGCTCATGGTGGCACTGCCCGTGTGGTGGATGGCGGACGGTGGCTCCCCGCTAGTAGTGGCCGCATGGATGGCTTCTAGTGAGGTACTTCTCTTCGGCCCTAGCTTGGCTTATGCGATCCGTAAACGTAAGCTAAGTGTGTGGCGAGTGCTTCGCTGCTGGCCATCCTTCTATATCCTTAAGGCGTTCAACGCCTACTACGACTTCAAGGCCATAGTGACTGAGCTGATTCTAGTTCCACTCCGACTCAAGAAGTCCAACTTGGTTTACGTGAAGGGGCATTGACGAGTGACACCCCAGGAAGAACGCGAGCTAGCTATGGGCTACGCACAGCGGCTCGCCGACCTGCTAACCGAGATAGACAGCAGCGAAGAACACGGACTAATCGTATACACGGCTAGGGACGGACTCGCCCTTGAGGGCAAGTACGGCATACAGGCTCGGGTGGAAGATATCGGCAATCTTACGTGGAGGGTTGAGTCCTAGTGGCACTCGTAATCTGGCTTATCGTCTGGCTCTGCTACGGCACTCCGCAGGTAGAGCCGTGGAACTCATGGATGATCTCCGTACTCATCGCAGCGTTCCTGTCGCTGCCCCACTTCTTTAGGACTCGCCGGTGAGAAACAGGCTGGTCTATACGTGGAACTTCACGCAGAGTCGAGGCGTCGAGTTCTGGCCGGGGGTGAATCTTTACATCACCACCAATGAGGCGGAGATGGGTAAGGCGTTCGCCCTGGACATCGGGCGACTGCACGTGAGATGGAGGCGCGGTGACGAGGACCACTACTGATGTTGTACTGGCTGAACAAGTACCGCAAGTCAACCCGCTGCCTGTCGTGGCGCTGGAAAGGCTGGCGCCCCGTCCGCTGCACCTGGCCGTACTGGCACGCGGGCCACTCCAAGTGGCATTGCGATGAACGCAGTTCACATCGCATCTGGTACGTAAAGTGGAGGCCCCGTGAAGCTACTACCTGACGCGGTGAAGGCAGTTCAAAAGGGCTTCCACATCTTCCCCGTCGAGGACTTCGGCAAGACACCGCACACCACCACACCGCCGTATACGATCAAGTGGAGCGACGTTGCAACGAACGATCTCAACGTGGTGTTGCGTCTGTGGAATCAGTGGCCGGAAGCCAACGTCGGAGTTGCATGTAAGCCCTCTGGACTGCTGGTTGTGGATTGCGACATACCTAAGACGCAGTACGCCCTATCCAAAACCAAACTCGCCTACATGCACGAGGCGTTCGGTCCGTTGGTTGACGGCGAGTCCGTATTCAATGAAGTGTGTCACCGATACGGGGGAGACTGGGCAGAGGTGGAGAGCACATATTGCGTTTCCACTGGCTCCGGTGGACTTCACTACTACTTCCGGTGGCCGAGCTGGCTTCAAGCGTCTCAAGCTTCAATCGTCAAAGGCGTATTGGACATCCGCTGCAACGGCGGCGAACGAGGCGGTTATGTGCTCGGCGAGGGAAGCGAAACCACCAAGGGGCCATATGTGCGACGCTCCAAGGGAGTTGACGTACTGGACGCCCCTGACTGGCTGGTGGAACTGTGCAAGGAAAGGGCGCGACCATCGCAACCGGCTGCCTCTCCATACGAGAAGGGAGGCTCCGTAAACTATGGCGGACTCGCAGAATCAGTCGCCTACGCCCAGGAGGGCAACCGCAACAACTGCCTCCTCTGGGCTGCCCGTTCGATGTGTTCTGACGGTGCCACGCAGGAAGAGGCAATGGAAGTTCTCGGCGAAGCGGCGCGTACGGCAGGGTTGACAGAGATAGAAACTCGGGATACGATCCGATCAGCGTATCGGCTCCAAGGAAACAAGGCATGAGAGTCATAGGAAGAGTCAAGATGAACATCTGGCAGACAGACGTACGTTACGACGGGGGCAAGCTCTGGCAGTGTGTCACCTCCGGCCAGAAGACACGCGGGGAAGCCAACGCGGCAGCACTGAACGCCTTCGCGAAGGAATACCCCAACGCCAAGGTTGAGTCTGTGGATGCTGGCGGGTCCACCCTCGGGTGATGGTTTGCGAAAACTGCGGATCTGATTTCCCCGGTGACAAAAATGGTCTCAAGCGATTCTGTGACCCGAAGTGTCAGAAGAGAGCCAAGTACCTTCGGGAGATAGAACGCCAAGACCGGGCGCGTGTCGCCGTGCTGGACTCACAGGACCACGCTTGCGCAATCTGCAAGAAGCCGCTTACCGTAAAGCAATCGCGCTTCGATCACGACCACAACTGCTGTTCAATGACTACCAATTGGAAAGATAGATGTGGCAAGTGTGAGCGCGGAATTCTGTGTCACGGATGCAATCTGAAACTCGGCTGGTACGAACGTCACGCCGAGACAATCAACAGCTATCTAGGAGTCAAAAATTAACGCAGTTCGCGAGTACGAGACTGAACGACTGGGCGACCGACCGCTACACGTCTTCCTTCCCGTTGGCAGTGGAGCAATGTCACTGGAGGTCAGCTACGAAGTGGCTCAGCAGATCCGTAGCGGAGAAATCTCCATAGCGGATGCAGCTCGGGCCATAAAGGACGCGCTCTGTCTTCACCTCTCTAGCATGGAGTAGAACCTATGTCAGGTGAAGACGCGGCGTGGGCGGCACTCTTTGCAGCCGGGCTGACTTACGAAGCATACGCCATATGGCGCAAGGAATTCGACCGTACCGCGTCGCGCACTACCCGACGTTGGTTCCGGACTCACCACCCCGTAGGGGCCGCTGTGTTCACAGTGGGATGGATGAGCTTCGCAGCCTGGTTCGCCTGGCATATCGTCAAGGGTGGCGAGAATGGGCAAGTCCCGTACGCAGAAAGCGAATGAGATCGATGAGTGGACCCTTGGACGAATTCGAGAGGATCTTGAACGACATGAACCAGGGCTTTGGGCGGAAGAGGTCGGCTACGGGCCTGCGTGCACCTGCGGACTTCGGGCGGCGCAGGGAAGATGCTTCCGCCATGCGTAGCTGTGTGGGCGTTGTGGCCATCGCTTTGATCCTCGGATTCATCTTCGCGATGACGTGGCTGATCCTGACTCATGTCTGATTACGAATGGCGCGACCCTTGGGACTCACCTCAACTATGGGGGGAGGAACAAGAACGGTGGTGCAGCGTCGAGGAGTTGAACGACCGCGCACGCGAGGCACGCCTACAGCGTGAGGCACGGAAGGCGTCGCGATACTACTGCCCAGCCTGTGGGGAAGTTGGCTACGGCTTCCATAGTCCCGTACGGGGATGGGTAGTCGAGAGCCACACCCGATGCCTACCGGCCGAGGGGCGCCACGACTACTACTACGAGCGTTGCCCCGGCGGGCGGATCGATCCGAAGAAAGACAAGGCACCGTGAACTCACTCACCATAGCTGAACTCAAGTCCCGCGCCGCCGAGTTGGAGCGACAGGCCGAGGCGCTGAACCTGGACATTCCGGGGGTACAGCAGCGAAGGGCCTGGGCGCTGCGGAAGCGGTACTTGCAACAGGCGGAGGACTACCGCAACTTGACGCAGATAGCCATGACTTATGAGTGAGCACAAGGGCGCCCGTGCTGAGCACGTCATCGTAGATGAAACCTTCTCTTTCAATGAGAAGACAGGACTATGGACCATCGGGCACACCGTTGGTGAGGGTGGCGTCATAGCACCAGGGTTGAGCGCTATCTATCGGTGCATCGTGTGCCCGTGTCCTGAGTCATCGCACAAGAACGACGGGGTGTGTGTGCTGCACGGCCCCCTTTGTCTAATGGGGAAAGAAGAATGAGCTACAACGACGAGATAGACCGGAACTACGTCTGCCTCATAGACCTAGGCACTACGTGTCGTCACATGGACTGTGCTTTCAAGAACAAGAAAGCATGCGGCGTGGGCAACGGCTACAACTCACACTCGCCGAACTATCGCACGTGTCTGAAACCTACCGGACATGGCGGTACCCTTCACCAGAACCACAACCTAAGGTGGCCGATGGCCCCGCCGCCGCCGGTCGAGGTAGTCATGCCCGAGGAGCACGTCTGCCCTAAGCCTGACGTACTGTTCGTCAGTTTCGAGACAATAGAGCGGATAGAGAAGTTCGTAGAGGAACTGAAAGACGCCAGTGCGGACCTTGACGTATACGACACCCTGCGCTTGATCATAGACACGATAGAAAAGCGTGCCAAGTCGTGAAGATCGTTGGGATCATGATCGGAATCTATCTAGCGGCCGCAATGTACTGCATTGCGGTCCTTCTCATATGGAAGGCGTTGTTTAAGCGATGAGCGCTAACTGTTCTAACTGCTCCGCAAGTGAGTTCCTGGCAGAACGAGTTGACGCCTACAAGGCAGCTATCAGTCTACTGAAAGACTCGGGGGTGTCCGAGTACGATGCCGACGACCTGCTCATGGTCGCGGCCTTCCTGACCGGAGAGGTCTCCAACTCGTGAGCAATTACAAGCGAGTTCGCATCGCAGAAGACAAGCTCGACCACATCATCAAGTACGGGGAGTTCCTGGACGGCTCGGTCAAGTCCCTGTGTAAGAAGAGCCCGTGGCCCGGCCAGTGGACGGAAGCTGCTGGTCACCCGCCGCGCATGATGTGCGTTGACTGCAAAGACAAGTACGGGAGGCAGCGGCCGTGACTTCACCCTGGCGAAACAACGATGGACACATGCCGTTCGGTAGGAAGCTGAGCACGGCTCAGATACAAGAGATCAGGCGGCGACGCGAGGCCGGTGAGCGGGCTACTGATCTCGCTAAAGAGTTCGGAGTCAGTAGGTACACAATCCAGAACTACACGCGGGGGACTCTTAGGTGAGTGACTGCGACCACAACTGCGTGCCCATGATGCTCTGGCCGTGGCGCAGGCGTTGGATCTGTGTCTACTGTGCGGCTGTGTTCAAGCGCCATGAAGAGAAGAGGCGACGATGGATGAAGGGCTCTGCGCGCCGTGTCAACGACTAGTGGCCATAGCGGAAGATGGCACCATAGCGAAGCACACCGTCTGGTACACTGAGTACGGCAAATGGTACCAACGCGCATGTAGTGGCACAGGACTTAAGCCTGATGAGATGCCGGAGGAGACGTGACGGAATTCAAGACTTCCTTTGAAACTAGGAAGCGTAAGAGCGACGGTGCCAAGCTTCGCAGGCAGGGGCTTGGTGTCATGGCTCCAAGGGGCCCCGTAATCAAGCGCATTGAGGAGCTTAGGCGCCACGTTTCCCTCGTCCGCATCGCCAAAGACACCGGCATACCCATTAGCACCATACAGAACTGGTTCACCAAGGAACACAAGGGTGAGGGCAAGTGGGTACATAGGACATACTACGATCGCATCATGGCGTATGAACTGCCGCTCGGTATCATGACGCCGGATGAACGCATCCGTGGCGCGCAGCGTATCTACCGGGGCCTTGCCGTGCGCGGGTTTACCGCACAGATCATTTGCGAAAGCCTGGACATCTCGGCGGGAGCACTCAAGAACGTCGTCTGCGATGGCGCTAAGACGCACCACACCATAAGCCCTGACACGTACGACGAACTCGTCAAGGTGGCATGCAAGCTGGAAACGCAAGACCCTCACGACCTTATCCCCGGCAAGGGGCCGAACGTCATCAGGGGGAAGGCCAGAGCGCAGGGCTGGATCGACATCGGAGCATGGGACCTTGACACCGTGCACCGCGCAGACGCTCTGCCTGACGCCACGGGGCTGTGTGGGAGGCTGACCGGTGCCCTGATCCATCTGCGCGAGGGACAGCCGCTCTGCGCCGCGTGTCAGGCCCGTGCCGACAATCCTCGGAACGTGGTGGACATCTACAAGCTGTATGGAGTGCACAAGCTGGGCAAGTCGCACGTCGAGTCGGCCCAACTCCTGGGCATAGACAAGGACTTGTACTCCCAGTACGCCCAGTACCTCAGGAGAGAGGAGCGGCGAACTCATGCGCTCTCAAGTCTGGACAAACTGGCACTTACCGCGTACTGTGACTTCTGCCGGGAGACGGTGAAGCTCTACAGGCACAACGCATCAAAGTTCGTATGCAGCAACGCGGTTAAGGACTACCGGAAGGAAAAGGGCCTGTGAGCTACAAGGCAGATGAATGGATGCTGGCTCGCAAGCCCGGCGGCGGCTGGACAGTGCTGGGCGCCCCGCAGGACACAGCGGGCAACGCCTACCGCGTGACGTGGCCGCTCCCGCTGTACGCCTCCGCCGTCGTGGACGAGCATGGTCCTCAACTCGCATGGGATCAACCGCTGTTCGTCGGCATCAAGGGCGCCCTAGGGATGATCATCGAGGGCATCGCCAACGTCGGCGAGTACACACCGGAAGCTCCGTTCGACCTGGCAGCGTGGGCCGCCGAGTACGAGGCAGGTACCGATGTTCAAGCGTCGTAAGGCAGACCCGCGCGTCGTCATCGTACGGCCGGGGGACATGCTCGTAGCAGTGGACCTGCACAGCATAGGGGTTGAGACCTTCATAGACCCGCAGAAGGTTGCGGATCTAACGGGGGCACTCAAGGACTTCTGCGGCCTCAAGGGATTCGTGGCCATCGGCAAGGACACCAGCCGTCAGGAGATAGAGGACATGCTGAATCACAAGGGGCATGACCACGGCGCAGGACACAGCCACGGGGCCGACGAGCCGCACCACCCGGACCACCATGGCTGAGCGGCGATGGGTGGTCAAGCGGCGCCCCACGGGGATATGGGAGGCGTACCCCGAGGATCACGCTCTACGCCTGGACAGGGGTTGGCTGTTCTTCACATGGCAGGAAGCCATGGACTACGCCAACAGTAACGGCAAGCGCGTCGATATACCGCGCACTCAGTCATGGGGGGACTTCAAGTGAAGGCGCTCGTAGTCTCGTTCGCCGCATGGCTGGTCGGGCTCGGCGTGGCGGAGCTTATATACCACTACTCCCGGGTGCACGCGTGGTGGCTAGGTTTCATACTCGGACTACTTCTACCAATAGGTTTCTTCCTAGCGGCACTTAGTTGGATGGAGGACAAGTGAGCTTCGGAATCTACTACAAGCCCGTCCGTCCGGAGTCTGGCTTCCAGCTCCCAACTGGCCTTAAGTACGCCCTCGCTGAGCGGCACATGGGCAGCGCCAGCCTACGCGGTGCGGATGCGTTCTTCGACAAGTCGCACATCGGCTACCTGACTGGCCTAGTCGATGCGGGAAGCGAAGAAGTGCGAGAAGGCGCACTGGAGTTGATAAAGGCCATTCAGGATCATGGCGCCGTACGAGTGTGGATAGGTGAAGCGGATGACTGACTGTCAAGAGTGCGGGCGCGGGTCCGGGCACAAGCTCGACTGCTCCATTGGTAGGAGCGAGGCAGCCCGTATCCTTCTCGTTCCCGAGCGGTGTCCGTGTGACCACCAGCTCGACGGCATGTACCGGTGTTTGAACGGTCTGATCTACGGCCCGTGCAACGATCCGTCATGCTACGGGATCTGCGACGACACGCACGGCCGTTGCAAGTCACTTGAAGGGTGTTGCGAGTATGACGACTGATTACGAGGGGGAGTTCATACCCCCGCACTGCGATCGGTCGATACTCCATGCCCCGGGGATCTGCGAGATATGCGACCTCTACCCCGTGTGGCAGAAGCTCAGAGATCTATGGCAGGTCAACTACACGGGTGAGTACGACGCAGACAAGGCGCCTTGTCCCTCGGTCTACTTCCGAGAGGTAGGCGACCGCGACTCATGGGGTGGTAACGTGCCCTGGAACGAGGATTAGACTTCGCGGTGCTCCGGAAGGTGCTACTTCCGTTTGACGCACGCGAGGCTGACCAGGCTGCAACCTGGTCAGTAGGGCCGGTACGGAAAGGGACACATGCAATACGGTTTCTATCCTTGGGCCGTTGACCATGTAAAGGGTGTTTCGTGGATTTCCACCTGTCCCGGGGTTCGATTCCCCCCGGCCCACCACTCATATCAATAAGGGGAGTTGAGATGTATCTAGTGACCGATACGTGCTTTGAGTGCGGCGGCGAGACTATCGCCATCTTCGACAGCAAGGCAGACGCCGAGGATTTCGGCAAAGCCTTCCCGTGGCTGACGATCGAAGAGGTAGACACAGACGAACTCCTCGTCCCCTATACGACGTTCGGGTATGAGAAGTGGTTCAACGAACGCGCGGACCGCGCACTACAGGAGCGGAGTTACGACTGCGGTGATTAGGCGACTGGCACTTGTGCTGGTGTTCCCGTTCTACTTTCTGGGGTTCACTCCGGTAGTAGCAGTCTCACCGTTCACATGGATTGCCACGGGCAAGAACTTTTACGACCAGCTTGATTGGTACGCAAAGCAAGGTGACAAGCTTCTGGAATGGGGCAGGAAGTGATGCGTCGCAAGATCCGGCGCTTCTACGCGTTCCGATGCTGCCCTAGGCATTGGGTAGTTGAGATCACGGTAGGGTTCGAGGGCAACTACGAACACTACTACGCCAATTGTGAGTCATGGGCCGAGGCGTACGACTACGCCTTGACCACGGCCAAGAAATGGCGTTATCCGGAGGGTTGGTACGCATGAACTTCTGGGCTGGATTCATTATCGGGTTCGTCGTGTCCACGCTCGTCGGCACGCTTGGGCTCGCCTACTACCTCAGGAGGACGTGGCAGGCATGAGGCTTCTCAGGTGGCTTCGCTGCCACGCACTCGGGCTGCACCGCGCGGCAGACGACTTCTACGAAAGGTGCATCGACTGTGGGGGATGGTGGGAAGATGGTGACCGTGGATGAAATCGCGGACCGGTTCAGGAAGGGGATGCTGGGTGAAGTGTAGTTGCATGAAGCGGTGGCGCATCTACCGCAGGGCTACGCCACTTGGCTACATATGGATGGCACAACGCGAAGACAATCGCGCATCTGCACCCTGCTTCTCGTGGCGCCAGGCGTACGACTATGCGAAGGCTCAAGTGGACTACCAGCGAAAGGCACACGCTTATGGTCGGGGATAGGCCCACGTGGGATCTCTACATGATGCACATCGCTCGGGCTGTCTCGGAGCGGGCCGACTGCACTCGCCGCAAGGTCGGGGCCGTCATCATGGACACAGAGCACCGCATCGTCTCAACTGGCTACAACGGGGCGCCTTCTGGAATGCCCGGCTGCCTCACTGACGGGGCATGCGAGCGTGGTCGGCACCAGATGAAGGACTGCGGCTGCGGCATGAACAACCTGTGTGTCTGCGCACCGTACTGCGTGTGCGGCTGCGAGTGGCCGTGCAAGTACGACGTAGAGCCCGGCAGTTCATACGACACAGGGCCAGGCTCATGCATCGCGGTGCACGCCGAGGCGAACGCATTGCTATACGCGCGGCGCTCACTCGTCGGCTGCACCATGTACGTCAACGCCCAGCCATGCGAGGGGTGTTTGCGACTGATACACGCTGCCAAGCTGGCCGATGTGGTCTACCGACACACGCTCGGCCGGATCTACGCGTACGACTGTGAGACCCGAGTAGAAAGCGAGATTCGGTAAGTGGCTATCAGGCTAGCTAAGTCGGAGGTCTACATAAACGACCACGACATCTCGCGTAGCGTCTTCTCTATCGACGTAGAGCAGAAGCCAGGCGATATACCAACTGCGGTCATACGCGTGCCAGTTCACAGCATCACGACGACACTGGACGGCGAGAATCGCATGACGATCGTCTACAACCTGGGGCGTGACACGACCGATGACTGACACCCTAGAAGACATACGGCTTGATGTTGCGCCAGTCGATACACCCGCGTGCATATGGGGGAGCTGCACCAAACAGGCCCTGTATCGCGCGGTGTTCGAGAATCCATGCGGCCCACACCCCGCCACGGTATGCCTTGCGCACAGAGCTGAGGCTGACAAGAGTCAATCCGAAAGCCTTGCGAACATGCTCGTAGATACCGACGTAACAAGCTTCACATGGGCATGCCACGTGTGCAAAGTCCGCATGGGGCACATCGTTAGGTGGGAACGTGCCTGACAAGCAAGATGAGTGCGGTTGCCATCGCGAGTGCGTGACGATAGAGCACATCTGCGATAAGCCGTGCCAGTGGCCCAACTGCCTTACAGATGAAGAGCACGCCCAGTTGATGCAGGAGATAGCCGATGACCTCTTCTGAGGACGAGTGGCCGACCGTCGAGGTCGAGGAGGAGCGCTGCGGCTGGACCGACTGCACCAACGTCGCCACCCATGTCGCGATCATGACAAAGCCCTGCGAACACCGCTGGGCGTTCTGCATGAGGCACAAGGACGAGACGAACGAGCGGCAGCACGATGCCATGCAGAACGGCGGTGGGGGCGAATGGCAATGCCCGGTGGGCAGTTGGCATAACGTTGGACTCGTTATCAGATGGGAGAGTGCACGATGAGGATCACAGACGTAGCACATACGCTCCGCGAGGCAGCCGAGTACATCGGCGAACATGGGTGGCTACAGGGCACACTGAGCAGCGCAGACGGTCGCGTGTGCGCTATCGGGGCTATTCAGCGCATAGGGGGAACGGGCAACGCCCGGTCATACGACGCGGTTGACGCGCTGTACGAGTACCTTGATCTCCCTATGACCACAGGCATCCTGCACCCCGTAGCGATATGGAACGACGAACCAGAGCGCACTGCCGAGGATGTCATCCTCGCGATGAAGTGTGCCGCAGAGGAGCTTGACAGTGAAGGCAAGTGAACTCGCAGAAATAGCTAAGAGTCGAACCGACTCACCCTGCACCTGTTGCGAACGCGACGCCCGGTATTGGGTCATGTTCTACGGCAAGACGTGCAGTCATCGCGTCGAGGTGTGCGAGGTGCACAAGGCTGAGGTTAAGCGTATCAACGTACACGGGTCGCGTTGGCACTGCACTATAGAGGGCTGCAATGACCAGGGTTGGGAACTAGTTGGATTCGAGGCGATATGAAGCACATGTACCAAAGGCGCATGCATGACACGTGCATTGAGACTCACATAATGCACAACCGCGAGTCCAAGCCGTACTACTTCTGCGGTGATAGCTGCCCTACCACCGTCAAGGACGCTGCGGCTGAACTGAGGGAGTTCGTAGACAACTTGCGCAAGCGCGGCATCGACGTGTTCGGCTACGAAGACAGCATCGTCATAGCCGAGCGGGGCAACGGCTTCCAGGGACCGTACGAATGGTTGGAGGAGTCGTGACACTACTCCCCTGGCCGTGCCCAACGTGTGGCCACAACGTGCTAGTTGAGATGATGAACGGCCACGACTGCCCTAGCTGTGCCATGCCGTTCAAGGAAATGATGAAGATCCTTTGCGCGCCAGGAGGGGACAGCGAATGAGTACCTTCCCGTTTCACTACAAAGGCCCCATCACCATCTCGGCTGACGGGCACTATGTTGATCTTCACAAGGTGGAGCTGTGGGAAGAGCGGGATGTCGTGGTGTGGACTGACGGCAGCGAGGATGTCCAGGCGCTCGGCACCACCTCATGGCACGGCGTGGCGATGGCGCACGCGGTCCCGCGCAGGCTGTTCGACCTGCTGGGCGGGGAAGTGGCGCTGAGGCTGGCAGACGGGCGTCTGGGCCACGCCCAGATCACAGGGTATTGTGAGGACTCGCTCTGGATTGTGGAGATCACTGGAGTCGGTCCGGTGCCCACGCTGAACACGATCTGATGCATGTCCATGCATGGATTCCCGTCATCGTCCGGCTCGACCATGACGATGGGGAGTTCGAGTTCATTAACTACATGCGTTGCTACTGCGGGATGTTGCGCCTTCTGTGGTGAAGGCAGGAGGGAAGACGCAATGCACTACTGTGACGCGTGCTCAGATTGCGAGTGCACGTGTGTGGCCTACTGCGAAGAGTGCGGGTGCCACGACATAAGTAAGCCCCCCGCGTCCGTGGCTTACACACCACAGCCAACGCGGGGGGATGAACAGAAGGACTCTACCTTCACCGAGTGGCAGCCCTTGAGCCATTTCAATAGCACCCGGACTCATCGTTTGCCGCTAAGCAACGCGTTTGCCAGAGGCTACCCCAGCGTGTACGTCCACACCTTCACCGTTGGCCCGGGTGTGTCGTACCGACTCGCGTCCGATGATGCGTTGGGGGCCGTTCTGCGTAGCCCCTGTTCCGCCATGTTCCACGTCATCCGTCGATGGCGTGTTGCCCCAGACGCTACAGCTCGTCCGGAGAGGAGTCAAGCCCTGTGAGTTATGAGCAGCCGGACAAGCCATATGAGCTGTTGATTGAGCAGGACCGCGCCGAAGAGGAGCGGCAGCGTAAAGCGGAGTTCGAGGCGGAGCGTCTGCGAGCCCGGCGCGAGGCAGATCGGCTCGTCGCCGAAGAGGAGTCATCGCAGCGGCGCATGGTGACGCGTCCCATGTCGTCGTTCATCCCTGGCAACTATGACTGGCTATGGGAAGACCGCATCCCCATGGGGGAGATCACAGCGCTAGGCGGTAAGGCTGGCGTTGGCAAGTCCACGCTACTAGCGACGTTCGCAGCGTGGATCACGCAGGGCAAGATGCGAGGCAACTTCTACGGACAGCCGCGCAACGTCTTGTATATACCCAATGAAGACTCGGTAGAGAAGGGGCTGTTGCCGCGCCTCATGGCTGCGGGTGCAGACCTTGACCGTATCTTCAAGCCGGATATTATGCACATCGACGTTGAGCAGCCCATCATCTTGCCGGAAGACTGCGACAGGCTTATAGACACATGCAACGCTCATGAAGCCGTAGCGGTCATTATTGACCCTCTCTCATCTAATATGAGCGACAAGGACCGCAACAGGCCCGAGGTGCGACAGTCGTACGAACGACTGCGGCGCGCGGCAGAGCGGGCGAACATCGCGATCCTGGGCAACGGACACATTCGCAAGGGCGGTGGAGCTGACCTGCTAGAGGCATTCATGGGATCTAGCGAGATCGGTAACGTGCTACGTGCAGCGCTGGGCGTTGTGGTAGACCCGGACTCCGATGAACGGCAGTACATACTGTCGCAGTGTAAGAACAACTATGGACCTGACGACCTTAAGAGCTACGTCTATCGCATCCAACGCAAAGAGATGTGGACAGAGTACGGTACTATCAAGACAAGTTGTCTTGAGTGGCAAGAGTCAACCGATAGGCAGGTCAATGACATTATGTCAGAGACGCTTAAGGGTGAGACGAACACCGGTGAGTGCACACTCTGGCTTAAAGACTACCTCACGATGAACGGCAGTGCTTCGCGAAAAGACACCATGTCAGACGCGAAAAAGGAAGGTTTCGCTGAACACATCGTTAAGGCCGCAGCTCGCAAACTACACGTCCAGTTCAAGTATGTGGGCTTCCCAAAGACCTCGGTGTGGTCACTCCCGTCTAATCAGGCGGTTACAGATATGAATCAGAACAGTCAGAACATGGCAGACTGAATGAGCGTCAAGACCCAACCCCCGGGCACGGGGACGTACTGACTGTACTGACTGGGAAGATCACGGCCAGGAAATAACTAAGAGTAGCTAGTGAGTACAGTGAGACTGTCTCCTGTCCCTAGCAACTGGACGGTTTCAAGATCAAACACCATACGGTAGTCTACGGAGAGTCACATTTCATGGAGCCCTGCAATAAGCCACCAAAAGGCCCTCGCACGATGAGTGCAGGCTATCTGGACGTATGCCCACGGCACGGCATTAAGCACTACGCTTCAACTATAGAAGGGGATTCAGCTATGGACATGTACGAGCGTAAGAACAGGCACACGGAAGCTACGGAGAAATTGATTGAGATCCTGGCGCACTGTCAAGACAACGGTATAGAGGTTGAGGGCCAGGAGGATGGAAGCCTGGTGCTCAAGACCCCTATCAGTGACGAGATCTCACTTTGCAGCGTAATAAGGATGAAATGACACAGCACTTCATAGACAAGCCGATACAGCTTAAGCAATGTCGGCGATGCAACGGCTATGTGTTCTTGTGTACTGACGCTGGCACACAGGTAGCGTGTGACGTTAAGCCCCTGAGCGTCGATGAGTATCGACAGTGCATCATCGATCGCAGGGTCACGTGCGATGTGGTCACACAGGCTGGGCGTCCGTACATGCTTAGGATGCGTGGCGTTGCGTCTAGCTGGCCCCCCTACGCTGGGCGAACTGTGGTCGCTGAGCACATGTGCACACGCTCTATAAACATGACGGGGGTTGACTTGATAGACCCCCCCGCTACAGCCCGTGCGAGCGATACAAGCGAGCGCGGGGCGAACAAGGGGTCATGTGCTTTGGGGAGTTTGGGGACGCAGAGCCTAGGCAATCATGTGAACTATGCGACCCTCCACCATTCTGAGTGTGAGTCATGCGGTAAGCGTGTGAAGTTCGATGAGCCACACGTTGGCATAGAACAAGGTGGTAAGTTCATATGGGTACAGCACTTGGAGTGTGAGTGAGAGAGCGTTACTGCACCTTCGACCGTAATGGCACTGACTGCAAGTGCGGCTGCTCTGAGGTTCCTGTGAGGCTTGAGTGCACCGAGTGCGGTGAGCCACCCTTGGTATGCGTGTGCTCTATAGACAACGGTGACGCTTGGTTCAGGGTGATTCGCATTAAGGATGGGAGCGTAGTCAATGATCTGTAAGACGTGTGCGCGTGCTGCTGATTCCAACTCACCTGACATGCATAGCTTGTGTCAGGGCTGCGACTGTCACCACATGGTGATAACGGGGAGCGGAACAATGGTCCCCTCGTCCGGAGTTAAGGTGAGTCCTGCTGAAAGCGTGGGGTTTCTCGAACGATGCGTGTACTGCGATAGCCTGGTTAGGGTTCGCAAGGATGGTCAGCTTTACAAGCATCGCGTCTTGGTAAGTGGCCTGACTTGCATGGGATCGGGGTTCTAGTGACTGACACATCGTCGTGGTCTTGGGATGAGCGCATGGGTGAGAGCCACACCGAACACTTGAGCGTTGAGGAGAAAGCGTACCTCGCTGAACTACAGGACGAAATGGCAATGGCTCGCCTTGCGTTCATAGAAGCGAAGGAAGAGTTCGAGCGTGCGTGTGATGCTGTGTTCTGTTTCGTGCGATCTAAGCGGGAGTCACAGTGAAGGACATTGACAGGCTCTTCGATGCGATCATGCATCTAAGGCTTGGGTGGTTCGAAGACACTGACGGTGGCTACGATGTGAGTGGCTACGTGGTTAGCGTCAGGCATGAGCCGTTGCTTGCACAGCTTGGCTATGCTGCGCTCATCAAGGGTAGTGGTGAGCCTAGTCTTGGTGGTAATCCGAACAAGGCTGCCACTCGTCCACCTGGTAACACTGCACCACTGAACTTGCTTGACCGCATATCAAGCGAGGCGCGCGCTATGTACGCTGAGGCTCTTGAGATGAAGGGGGACAACAAGAGTGCGGTACCCGTGATGTCAATGGGTAGCGTGCTGTGTGGGCTTGAGCAGTGCGCTAAGGTGCTGATGCATGAGCACCCGATGCACATAGGGCGCATGGCTGATGGTGCGGACTCATGGGTGCGTGCCGCTCGTCTGCTGCTCGGGTACGACGTGCGCTCGGTCATGCTGGCCGATGTCTCGTGCCATGCCTGCGGAGGATTCCTCAGCGTGCCCGTGGACGCCTCGGGCGATGTGGTGTGCGTCGGCGTACCCACTGACGATCCTGAGCGGCAGGAGCAGCCATGCGGTGTGGTCTATCCTCAGTGGCAGTGGCCCGACATGCTGGCCGAGCGGCAGGGTGTAGACCTCTGGACGACTCGCGAGGCTGTGGCGTACATTGTGAGGGAGTGTCGTGCCATGACTGGTGCGACAGCCACACGCTGGCTCTACAACGCGACGCAGGAGGGCAAGATCAAGAACTACGGGAGCCCCAGGAAAGCTCTGTGGAATTCTCAGGAAGTCCTTGACCAAATGGCCCGGTTTGTGGGAGCCTAGCAGTTGTGGCGGTAACGCACGCCCAAAAACGCCTGAGATATGGCGAGTTGTCCTGGTAGGCAAACTGGCAAAGCCGCCTGCCTCAAGATCAGGTGCGTGTGGGTTCGAGTCCCACTCAGGACACCCCAGTGCTCCGAGCCTTACGACTCCAAGGCTTGTAGAAGCGCGGGGTCATTGGGGCCGTTGCTCTACTGATGTGGGGTCAGTATCAACGGCCCCTCAACTTCTTAGAGTTAGGTATCTTCTTGGTTAGTGTGCACGATGCTAAGCGCAAGCTCGTCCGTGAGTTCAAGGATCGACCTTGCACTGACTGCGGCATTAAGTATCCTTTCTATGTTATGGAGTTGGATCACATCATAGAGAAGGATGGCACTAAACTTTCAGATGGTAAGCAAAACTGCATCGGCATTACTATGTATCGACGCGGTATGGCTTGGCTGAAAGAAGAGCTGACTAAGTGCGAAGTAGTGTGCGCCAACTGCCATAGGGAACGAACGTACAGGCGTAGCAATGACTACATCTCGTGAGAACCATCGTATTAAGTACGGTGCTGCACACAGGAAGCTCAGAGAGCAGTGGGTTCCACTTGTAGCTATGGGCACCGTGCACTGTTCGTATCCTGGTTGCGGTAGGCTTATTGAGCCCGGTACGCATTGGGATCTAGGCCATAGGTACGACGACGCTGGGCGTCCACTTCAATCCATGCCCATGCATCGTAAGTGCAACCGCAATACTGCGCACTCAGATAAAGAACGTGATACAGGTACGTTTAATAAGGGGCCTTCTGATAAGGGCCCCCGTACTTCACGTATATGGGGTCCTGGTTCTTAGTGCCATGGGTATGTGGTATATGGGCCCTTAGTATATGGGCCTTGCCCTATGCGTACATCATAGCCTGTATGCTATGCCCACACCATGTACCATGTAGTCAACCCCACTGCTACTACCTACACTTGATGCTATGTAGTAGTACACTGCCTATGCATGGTAGGTAGGTAGTATGGCATAGGCATGGCACCCATACCATACATGGCATGGCATGCATACCATACCATGGTGACCATGCACTATAGTGACCATGCACCACCCCACCATGATACCACCCTGGATGGTAACCATGCACTATAGTGACCATGCACTATAGTGACCATGACCATGGTGACCATGCACTATAGTGACCACCCTGGATGGTGACCATGCGATCAGTGACCATGCACCATGGTCACCATGCACTATAGTGACCATGCACTATAGTGACCATGGCAAAAGCATGCTTAAGCATTCTTTTTACAAGCATGCTTAAGCATTCCTTAAAGCATTGCTTGAAATAAAAAACAAAAGCATGCTTAAGCATTCTTTTCGTTACAGCGATGAATCGTCAAGTTAGTAAGAATTATTGCTAGTTGACGCATGCTCACTATAGTATCACTGGTACTGCTACCGGTGATCTCAGTACCTAAGGTACTTGGTACCCACTACCGTTGCATCAGTACCTACCGGTACCGGTACCGGTGATCTCAGTACCTACGGTACCTGGTACCTACTACCGGTGATCTCAGTACCTAAGCGGGTACCTCAGTACCTTTGGGTGCGCCATCCTTTCGGGGGCCTTGGGTCCAATCCTTCGGGCGCCCCTCATTTCAAGCGGGTACCGGTACCTTTTGCGGGCGCCCCACGTTAACCTCGTCCACTGCCTAGGTTCTAGGCGTTGGGTGCTGCTACCGGTGATCTCAGTACCTACCGGTACCGGTACCGGTGATCTCAGTACCTACAGGTACTGCTACCGGTGATCTCAGTACCTATCTGGTACCAGGTACAGGAGTTCCTACCGGGGAGGACAGGGGTTCCTACTGCCGCCCGGCATCCAACTCAGCCTATGCCACCCGGTCTTGAGCAACGCACGCCACCCCAACCAAACAAGGCGGCATGCTCTGTCAACTGCCCACCGTGCACGCAGGCATAGGGGGGGCCTATCAGCACGCACGCGCGCTGGAGGCCCACGGACCCCGCAGTCCGGTTTTCTCTCTCTAGTTCAAATGTCGCGCGGCTAAGGCGAATTGAGCTTGGCTCGACCGGTGCCCATTTAGCCTCTGACCTGCGGAAACGTCGTCTCTATCGACTGACCTGAGTTGTAACAGCATGGCGGAGGGGTCGCATCGGAAGGGGCGGTTGAGTCGTGGCTATAGCGTATTTCGGCTCCGCTTCGGCGCAGTATTCCGGTACCTCAACTCCGGTAATTCCGACCCCGGCTAGCATTCCTGCGGGCGCAATTATCATCGTATCCCTGGGCGGATTCTTTGGGACGACGACACTTTCGCTATCTGGCTCCGGTTGGACGCAGCTTGACGGTGGAATGAGCAATACCGGTAGCCACTGGATCTTCTACAAGGTGGCAACCGGCGGCGAGGGTTCCATCACCGCAACTAGCGACGGCTCGGGTTGCTTTGGCGCTGGCGCTACTACTGTGTTCACTGGCGCAAACACTAGCAACCCCGTTATAGCGCATAGCGGTACAAGGTGGGGCGGAGTCAGTCACGCAACCGTGACATCCCCTTCCGTCAACAACACTGGCACAAGCTCAGCTTGCGCTGTGTTCGTAGGTAACTTCTACAACGGCGGTGCGGGCCACGGACAGGGTACGCCCACTAATATGTCTGTTGCTGTTGTAAGCGGAGACGACAGTACGACAGGTAGTACCTTCAGTTTCTATCGCTTGAACGCGCCCACTGGATCTCAGAGCTACTCGACCACCGCCACCGATGGTCACACCAACTGGTACGGTGGCGACGGGCTTCTGTTCCTCGCGCCTGCCGCTACGGCCGTCAATGCGTCTGCTGGCGTGGCCATGACAACCGCCACGGCCCAGACGCCGACCACGACCAAGACCGTGGCGCCTACGGCTGGCAAGGCCGCTGCGACTGCCGCTGCGCTCTCTGCGCCGATGGCAACCGCCCAACCTGGGCGTGCGCAGGCAAATGCCGCCGCTCTGGCGCCGATTGTGGCGACCGGGGTCCCGGCCGGTGCGGCTTCCGCGACCGCTGCCGTCCAGGGTCCGACGATCACGGACGCCGACAGCGCGCCGATCGGTTCGGCCGCCGCGACTGCTGCTGTCTACTCGGCTACGGTGACGAGCGGAGTAACGGGTGCGGCTGGTGCTGCGGATGCTGCGGCGATTGCTTACGGTGCAGATGTATCCGTAGAGTCCAACGTAAGCGCGGGACTTGCTAGCGTTACGGCGACTGCGTTTGACTCTAGCTCATCAAATACCAATGTTTTTCCTGATGTTGCCCACATGTTCGCTATAGCGAACATTACGATCCAGCCTGGAACGGCGCACGCCATCCCAGCGGTTGTCAGGTTGGACGCATATGACACCGAGGCGATAGTCTACGTTGATCCCATCGCCTCAACTGCGCAGGCTTTCGATGCAGTTGTGCAGGTCGGCATAAGTGCGAACGCTGGCACAGCACAGGTCGAGGGTGATGTAGGGGTCGTAGACTCGCAGCCCGTAGCTACGGCTGCAATTGACGGAATGCCGGTCGCTACGGTTGATCTGTACCTAACGCAGATTCATTCAACTAGTAACCCAAGTGTTGCTAAGTCTGCGATAGTTACTACCGCATACAACGCGGGCTTGCGCATCGGAGCTGGCCTATCGGGCTTCGGCAATGCACAAGGTAACGCTTACGACGCCATCGGGCACGCTACTGGCGGAACGTCAGACGTAGTACGCGTGCTGCGCGTTTCGTTGACCGCAGACCGAAGCTATACTATTCCCCACGAAATAAGAGAGATTAAGGTAAAGAGAACATGACAGTGATACTCTCCGGAGAGACGCGCTGGGAATGCCCCAACTGCGATACGCAGGATGTCTGTTCGGTGAAGCCGGGCCAGAGTAGGATGCACAACTGCCCTGGCCTTAAGGGCCTTACGGCTCCGATGGTGCCAGCAGGCACCAAGTGCAAGGTCGAGGCGACCGATTGGGAAGACTACGTTCGCTACGACTGGGCAGTTCGTAAGGACGAGGATGGCAAGCCGGTATCGGCTATCAGCGTCACCCGGGAAGATGGCAACGATGTTGTTGTGTTCCCTGGTGCTGCCGTAGTGAAGATGGAGTTCTGATCAGCAGACCCGGAAATTTGGGTCAACGCAGTAACAAGGAAGGTGACTTAAAATGACCTGGTCTGGAAGCAAGATGTTCGTTACCTGGGCGCAGGGCGTCATGGGTAACGGAGATCAGACAACCCCCGTCAAGATCCCCAACTCGTACACTGGCCTGGTGAACGACACCATCAACGTGGCGCTCTACAACAACACCGGCACGCCGTCCGAGACTGACACAGCCGCACACGCAGCCTACAACGGTACCGGTGGTCCGTGGGTGACTTCCAATGAGGTCACTGACGCGACCAACTGGGTTGCTGGTGGTCGTGCGTTGGCGTCGAAGACCGCAACGGTTTCGTCTAACGTCTTCACGTTCGACGCTGCGGACCTTGCCGGTGGCGGTAACGTCACGATCTCGAACGCGTACGGCTGCCTGGTGTACGACAACAGCATTGCTGCTGGCACGGGTGGCGTCGCAAAGCTCGGCGTGTGTTTCAACTCGTTCGGCTCCGGCCAGAGCGTGACCGCCGGTACGTTCACCATCGTGTGGAACGCGTCTGGCATCTTCACTGTAACCGTCTGACGGTTAGGCACTGTTGAGAGGTGTGCCGTGACTATCGCTTACGTTCGAGAAAACGGCACCCTCACAACTGCTTCAGTTTCGACTACGCACGCACTATCTGTTTCTGCTGCCTCAACAGCCGGAAACACGCTTATACTTATAGCTCGCATCACAATGTCAACGCAGTCGTATACCACCCCAACGGTTACGGACTCAAAGGGCAACACTTGGACCATTGATGGCGAGTATCACGAAAACTTCCAGGACTTGATCATTGCGTCAACTCGCCAAGATGTAGGCGCACTGACGACATCTGACACCGTTACGATTACGACAACCGCTAACACCAGCGGGCAATTCCTTGCATGCTTGCAGGAGTTCTCCGGCATAGCGGTTACGTCGTACGTCGATGGTGCGATGCAGACGAACCATCAGACCACATCGCCGCAGCTTTCACCAATTTACACTCCAACTGCTGACGGCGACCTGATCATCGCCATGCAAGACCACCAGACCACTACCGATACGGTGACCATCAACGGCACTGGTACCGTGGGAACTTACTCGTCGTTCACTACGGCGCAGATATCTGGCACGACGGCTCGCAAGATGGTGCCCGTATATCAGATCCTCTCATCTGGTAACGGAGTTGGCCAGAAGCACGCCTGGACGACTAGCAGCAGTACGTGGTCTGACATCATCATTGGTGGCTATAAGAAGTACGCCCCTCCTGCTACGAACGCAAATGCGGGGGTTGCTTCGGCGCGAGTAGATGTTGTAGGCGCATTTGACGTAGGGGAGTTGATTCACTACGTCAAGGAGCTTGCCAACGGTGAGAATACGGACTTCGGGGTAGCGACTACTTCGATACCACTTACTGCCTCCCCGCTACTGGGCAACACGCTCGTCCTAGTGTATCGCACAACGACTGACACAACCGGTACGCGTAGCATGGCGGTTACCGATTCCCAAGGCAACACCTGGACGATAGACTCTCAGGACATACAAGGCTCTCAGTACGCGTTCATAGCATCAACTAGGCAGGATGTAGCCCGACTCACGACCAGCGATACTATAACGGTAACGCTCACTGGATCGACGCATACTCGCCCTACGTTCTATTGGGTTGAGGAGTTTCGCAATCTAGCCGAGGCAGATAGTGCGCCTACGCCGATTCACGGCGATACGACATCGCCTTATGTATCACCTGCTATCGTTCCAAACCAGAACGGTGACATGGCGGTTGCGTACATTGATCATTTCAGCAATACAGACACGCTGACAAACAACGCTACTGGTACGGTAGGAACTTACGCATCGTTCGACACCGCGCAGATGAAGTCAACGACGGGCGGGGTGACTACTGGTTCTCCTGTCTATCAGGTTTTGGGACTGACTGAAGGTGCGTCCGTCTCCCAGTTCCACGCATGGTCCGGAACAAGTAACGTATGGTCCAACATGCTTGGCGTTGCCTATAAGCGTGTGATCGATTCTACCAACGCATCAGCTGGCGTTGCCCAGGCAACTGCATCTGGTAAGTCGCCTACGGATACGCTGACTTGTTCACCCATAGCTGGTGTTGCTGCTGCGCTAGTAGGCGTTTCGGCTCCATCGCTAGGCGAATCCGTCGAGGTCGTTGTTGGCGTGGCCGAGGTCGAGGCTGCCGCTGGCAATTCGTCCGTTTTGGTAACTTCATCCCCGGAAGCTGGACTTGCGGAAGCTGGCGTCGGGGTTGACGCCCCTCAGGTCACGTCCAGCGCCTCTGTGCAGGTCGCACAGGCCACGGGGGCGGCCGAGGTGTACGATCCCTCGGTCACGGTCGTAAGCAACGTGGAGGCTGCGGCAGGAGTTGCCACGGCGGTAGTGACAACGGCCGGTCCAGGGTCTACGCTTACGGTATCTCCGGACGCCGGGGGAGCCACTGCGACCGCTGCCGCGATAGGCGTAACTACCGCACTGCTGGACTCCCCCGACGCCGGGGCTGCCGATACCACTGGATCTGCTCTTGATCCAACGGTTGCAATCGGCGCGCGGGCTGGATCTGCCGCTGCCGCTACGGCAGTTGAAGATCCTGTTTCCAGCTCTGCTGAGTTTCCTGATGCTGGAAGCGCTGCGACATCAGCAGCCGCATACGGCCCAACCATCGCTGACACACTGGGCGTTGATGCCGGGGCAGCGAGCGTTGCCGCCGATAGCTATGGCCCCAGCCCTGATCTGGATCTGGCCTCTCCCGCAGACAACGCGGAAGCTACGGCGGCGGCTTACTCGCCTACGGTAGCGACTTCGGCCACCAATGAAGCGCCTGCGGGTACTGCGGCGGTTACGGCAACGGCGGCCGGACCGACCGTGACCGATAGCGCCTCGCCGAACGCGGTGGCTGCCGAGGTTTCGGCGCTTGCCCTGGGCGCTATGGTCTCCGCAGCGTCGAACATCAGCGCTAGTTTGGCGCAGGCTACCGCTGTAGCCAACGCGCCTACACTTACCGAGACTTCAAACGCTCATGCCGGTGTGGCTGCGGTCACCGTTTCCACTAAGAATCCGACCCCGGCGCTAGCCGTTACCGCAGGGTCGGCTACGGTGGCGGGGCAATCCCTCGGTGCGACGGCTGCCCTTGTGGACAGCCCCGCCGCCGGAACTGCGGAAGTCGCAGGTACGGCTTACGGCGCCGACGTTGAGATAGTCGGAATGACCAACGCGCATGCTGGCGTTGCGAGTTCCAGTGCATCTGTAGGCGCCCTGGCGCTTGAGTTGACCTGTAGTCCTGAGGCTGGGGCCGTCGAGGTCGAGGGTGTCGCTGGCGATCCGACGATCTCGAACGCCACGCGGCCCAACCCTGGAACTGCGCAGGCTGTCGGTGAAGCGCTCGGCGCAATGACGACGGGTGTGATACAGCCGAGTGCGGGAAATGTAACCACAACCGCCTCTGCGCACGGTGCATTTGCTGCCGTAGGTGCTCAGGCTGGCGTGGCCGAGGCTGTGGTCGAGGTCGAGGGTGTCTCGGCATCGACAGTCAGTCATCCGGCACCCGGCAGGGCTGCCGTCACTTCCGCTGCGTTCAAGCCCACGGTCAGCCTTCACCTGAGCGTGTCGGCTGGTGTGGCCGAGGCGGTTGCGAGTGGATATGCGCCCGAGGTTATATCGGGGTATTCCGTCACGGCCGGTAGGGCTACGGCTGCCGTCGAGGTCGAGGATGCAACGACATTTGGCACGTTGGACGTTGATGCCAACGCTTCTGGTGTTATTGTTGCTGCTGCTCTTGATCCAAGGGTCGAGACTGCGACGGTGTTCCATCTCGCTCATGCGGGTTGCGCGATAGCGGGCTGCATGGGATTCGATGTTACTAAGGGAAGTACACCCGATAGCCGTCGAGTTGACATCGTGCATGAGGACAGGATCGTAACTGCCCACGCTCTTAATCGGGTTGTTGATATCCCGGCTAAGAGTCGATCCGTAACGATCGCTAAAGAAAAGCGGGTTGATCCGATCGACCCTGAGGTTCGCGAGGTGTTTGCGTACGTTGTGAGCAACGGAGGGTCGTAATGGCTAGGTTCAACTTCATCAAGGACCCTAACGCGGATCTAGACTGGCAGTTCAACTGGGAAGACTGGTTGGCGGTTGGTGAGACGATCTCAACCGCCACCTTCACTGTTGACGACGGGCTGACGGTGACCTCAACGGGTCATGATGACACCGTTGCGACTATTTGGGTATCCGGTGGAACTGCCGGGAGTGTGTACCGAGTTACGTGTCACATAGTTACGAGTGCGGCTCGTACGGACGATCGTTCGATCAATATACGGGTTACGGAGCGCTAGAGGGTGGTGGCCACGCATGACGGACTATCGGCTGTGGCCATCAACCAACGGTAGCGGAACTACGAGCGGTGGATTCAGTCACGATCTAGGCGTTCAGTTCAAGGTCAATGAAGATGGGGTAACCTTCAACGGCTTCTACTTCTGGGCGCCTAGCGGAACCTTCGATACTGACCACACGAAATACTCGTTTCGCCTCTACAGTACAACCAACGGAACTACGGGTACGCTGATCTCAGGTACTACGGTAAACCTAGCCGTTGACCTGACTCAAAACGCTTGGAACTACCAGGCGTTGACGACTCCTGTGTCGCTGACCAATGGTACGAGCTACGTTGCCGTTGTTCACTACTCCGGTAGCGCCAACTCGTATGTATCGTCTGCGAATTACTGGAGTAGCGGCGGCGGCGCCTCGGGGATCACTGCTGGGCCGATCACTGCGCCCGGTACGTCAACCGCCCTCAACGGCGCGCAGTGCGCGTATAACGAACCTTCCGCTACCGCTGCGTTTCCGACTAGCACGCTCGGGTCTAACTATTGGGTAGACGTTTCGGTTACGTCGTCGGGCGCAGGTGGTGGTGGCTCCGGCAACATCACTCATATTGCCACCAGCGAGGGAACGCCTACAGGTTCCAACACGTCAACGTCAACCGTCGCTAAGCCAGCGGGGCTTGCTGTTGGTGATGTGATGATCGCATACCTGGTTGGTAACGAAGCTGGCATGTCGCAGCCATCCGGGAGCGCTTGGACCAGGGTTCTTTCGCAGGATTCAAGTACGGGTAACTTGTTCCGGGTTGAGGTTTGGTACAGGGTCGCGACATCTACGGACGTGGCGGCCTCTAGCTATGTATGGAACAACGGGGACTCTAGCTCACCCTTCTGGGCGACCATCTCGGCCTACCGTGGCGTCAATACGAGCAACCCGATAGACGCCTCAGGATCTTCCGCGTCTGGCAGCGCTACTTCTCATACGACTCCTTCTGTTACAACTACACATTCAAGTATGGTGCTTTCGCACCGTGCGACACGTAGGACTACGACCAGCTTTAATACTTTCACCTCTGGGGTTGCGCACGAGCGGTTCGAGGGCGGGAACCACGGCGCTAGTACAAGCTACTCTGCTGCCATGTATGACGCGGGAGTTGAGACTGACCCCGGCTCTATTTCAGGCACTTCGATCACCGCAAACAGCACGACGAGTATGACGGACTCCATCGTTACGACCGTCGCGCTTCGGACGTTGATCGTAGCCGTCAATGCGAACGCTGGCGTAGCCACGGCAACGGCCGCAGGAAACTCGCCTGCACCTGACCTTGAGTTGAGTCCCGCGCCAGATGTAGTAGCGTCAACAGCTAGCGCAAAGACGCCAGTTGCGGCAGTTGGTGCGCAGGCGGGCTGTGCAACAGCCTCTGCCTCCGTTAAGCAAGTTGACGTAGCCACAACGCCATTCAATAACGCGCCCGCCGGTATAGCGACTGTGGTCGTATCGGTTAAACAGACTCGCATGCAGTACGCGCCCGCAGGGAAGGCGGCCGCAACTGCCGCCGCATGGCTGCTTTCCGAGTCTGTGGGAAACCGCGCTGGTACTGCATTTTCAACCGCAGCAGCCTACGGACCGGCGATTGGATTTGCCGTACCGGCTGGCACAGCCCAGGTGAACGCCTCTGGAAAGACCGCCGCTCCGGGCCTGGCTATGTCCATCGGTGTGGCTAGTGCCTTCGCTATGGTTCACCCTGTTGTTTCGTACTTTGGATCGAGTCGAACCATCAAGGTCGGTTTTGAAGATCGCTTCATATTTGTACCTTGGGAAGAGCGGACCCTGATGGTTGAGGAGAGTTGATATGACATCATCCCCTGATTTTCTCAAGGACCCCGATGATGTCCTTGACTACTCGTTCGACTGGTCGGATTGGCTGACCACCAATGAGCAGATTGTAAGCTTTACTGCCATTGCGACGCCCGGTATCACCATTGATTCAACGTCGAACACCACTACGGTGACTACGACTTGGCTCTCAGGTGGCGTTGCTGGTTCGCCCTATACAGTGACTCATCGAATAGTCACCAACCAAGACCGTACCGTTGACCGCTCCATGACGATTCGCGTAACCAGTAGGTGAGTTGAGGAGACGACATGGCTATCTCGTTCGTCGCCGAAGCTCATGGCACGGCCAACTACACCACGTCGATCTCCGTAAGTAAGCCCAGTGGCACGGTAGATGGCGATGTGATGATCGCTATCTGCGGCGGTACACCCTCCACGCCCTCGGGTTGGACGCTTCTCGGTAGTGCTGACTCTGGCACCAACTCCCTGCGCACGGTTCGCGTGTTCAGGAAGGTTGCATCGGGCGAGGGATCAAGCTACACATTCAGCATTCAGTCTTCCATAGCGTGCGCTTCGATCGTGTCCTATCGGGGTGTTAGTAGTACGATCCCTGTAGATACTGCTCATTTCGATATATCGCCTGTTGGTGCAAGCTCTAACTTCAACACGGCATCGGTGACGGCAGCCACAACGCAGTGGGGCTTGTCGTTTGCCATGGCTTACGAGTATGGAAGTTCGTCAACTCGCACTTGGACAGAGGGATCAGGCACAGAGCGGGCGGATTTCTCGGTATCTAACTCAGGTAGTCCGGACAACACCAACTGCGCTGTGACCGACTCAGCCGGTACGCTATCGGCTGGCTCGTTCTCCAGGACGCAGACGCGATCAAGTGCTGCATCTGGCGGTGCAACGGCCATCGTCCTGCTAAATCAGGCAGGTGGCGGAATCGTAAACGCTGCCGCTGGTTTCGCTGGGGACACGGCGGTCGTAGCTAACAACGCTGCCGCTGTATACGGAATTGGCCCTAGTGCTGGCAAGGCAACCGCTACCGCATCGGCTAAGAACCCAACAGTGTTGTATGGGCAGTTGGCTAAGCCCGGTGTTGCCAACGTGAGCGTGAGTATCAAGGACGTTGGACGCAGGGCTCACCCCAGTGCGGCTGCCGCAGTCGTGAATGAACGTGTTGCCCACGTCTACTACGGAGCACCCCCCTACCGAACGTGGCGAGTACCGCCCGACGAGCCGTTGAATCCGGGGCCACGATGACAGCAAATCGTAAGAAGCTAACCGAAGTTGTCCAAGAGGAGAACATGCGGGAGTCGTTGGAAGCGATCCGCGACTACATTGCACATCAACTTGAGGCCAACCTGTGTAACACGTGCCTGAACTCGCGCCTACGTACCGGAGATCAGGCTTCATTGATCCTCCGTCTGCAAACCGTACTGGAGCAGATAGAGAAGATCCCGGTATACGACGCGGAGGTGTCCGATCTTGAAAAGATACGTAATCGAGCCGGAACACCCCGGGCAGTCACTCGACAGCAGGGTGGCCGCCACCCTAGCGGTACGCGGAAGTCAACGCCCCCGAATCCAGCATCTTCCGCCTAGCGTCGGTAGCTTGGGGCGCGAGGTAGCCGATCTATCAAGTCTAGCGGGGCTGGACTTGGACCCCTGGCAGATTTGGACCATGGAGCAGGCCATGGCCAAACGCGAGGACGGTAAGTGGGCAGCGTTTGAAGTGGGGTTGGTGGTCAGTAGGCAGAACGGCAAGGGGTCGATCCTTGAGGCTCGGGAGCTTGCCGGTCTGTATCTGTTGGACGAGAAGCTGATCATCCACTCTGCTCACCAGTTCGACACTTCCAAGGAAGCGTTCGGCCGCATCCTGATGCTCATAGAGCAAACTCCCGACCTAGACGCGGAAGTTGCTCGGGTATCTCGTTCGCACGGTGAAGAGGGTATCGAGCTTAAGAACGGAAACCGCCTGCGGTTTCGTACTCGGACCAAGGGTGGCGGGCGTGGTTTCTCCTGTGACTGCCTCATTCTGGACGAGGCAATGTACCTTGGATCGCAGCAAGTTGGTGCCCTGATGCCAACGCTGTCCGCTCGTACTGAGGTGACCCCAGGTGGTCCGCAGATTTGGTACACCGGTTCTGCGGGTGACCAGGAGTCAACGCAGCTCGGGCGTGTACGCGCGCGTGCAATCAAGGGCGGCGACCCCAGGCTGTTCTACGCCGAGTGGTCTATTGATGGTTGCTCGGACTTCTGCCCGAAGGACTGTGACGAACATGATCAGACGGACACCGTTGAGTCATATGCCAAAGCGAATCCCGGATTGGGCATTCGCATTTCGGTGGAGCATGTCGAATCGGAGCGTCGATCGATGGACCCGGAGACGTTTCTCCAGGAACGGCTCGGGGTCGGTGACTGGCCCGTCGAAGAGGACTCGTGGTCGGTAATCAGCGAAGAGTCTTGGATGCGACGCTCTGATGAAACGTCGTATCTTTTGGACCCGTTCGTACTCGCGGTTGACACATCGCCGGGACTCAACCCCACTACTTCCATTGCGGCAGCGGGTCGTAATGACGAGGGTGCCGTACACGTTGAGATCACCGGCTACGAGACCTACGACTGCCGTCCTGGTACATCGTGGGTTGTTGATCGGGTACTTGAGATATGGAAGGCTCAGCGCCCCGTAGGAGTCGTAATCGACAAGCGCAGTCAGGCAGGCATGTTCATAGAAGAACTTGAGGCGGCCGGTGTGAAGTTGATACACCCTACGGCCGCAGAGTTTGCTCAATCCTGTGGTGAGTTTTACACGGGCGTAGTTCCCCGTAGGGGGAACGTGCCCAACGTTACACACATCAATCAAAGGCCGCTCAACTCGGCGGTTGCTGGTGCGGATACGCGCGATCTCGCCGACTGCTGGGCGTGGTCGAGGCGTACGTCTTCCGTTGACATCTCACCGCTCGTCGCTTGCACGTTGGCGACATGGGGATATAAGAAGATAGCGAACGAGAAGAAAAACTCCGCGCCTTGGATGGCACGTCGATAGGGGCGATATGAAAAGGCATGAAGCGCTCGCCCTGGCGGTCGCGTGTTACCTGATGCTAACTGCCGGGCTGACGTGGAAGTTTGGAGACTACGGTCTCATGGGTTCGAGTGCCGTTGCGCTCGTTCTGCTGCTGTTCGTTGACACTGACAAGACAGATAAGGAGGAGTGATCATGGCGTCTCTCTGGTCTCGACTCCGAGGTAAGTCAGAACAGCGCAGTCTGACGATCGATGACTATCTGAACCTTGCCAACCCGATGAACTTCCCCATGGGGTTCATCAACAGGTCTGGCTACAACGAAGACAAGGAGTATGACGAGGAGTTCCAGTACAACATCTACAACTGCTACAAGTCAGACGGCATTGTATTTGCTTGTATGTACGCTCGTCAGCTCGTCTTCACTGAGGCTCGGTTCCAGCTACAGCGCATCAGGCAGGGGCGCCCCGGGGACCTTTTCGGTATCCAGGACTTGAGCATCTTCGAGAACCCATGGCCGAACGCTACGACTGGTGAGCTTCTGTCGCGCGCGATCCAGGACGCCGACCTTGGTGGTAATCACTACGTGGTGCGCGAAGGAAACAGGCTCCGTAGGCTCCGTCCAGACTGGGTGGACATCATCCTGACGGCCCCTCCGGACAAGGCTGTTGACTCCGACGTTGCCGGGTACGTCTACATGCCGGGAGGTCGGGGCTCGAATCCGGACAACTGGGAGATTTACCCGATCGATGGCAGCAACGGCGTAGTCTCTCACTGGTCGCCCATCCCGGACCCCGACGCTCTCTACCGTGGCATGTCTTGGCTGTCGCCTGTTATTCGCGAGATACAGGCAGACAAGGCTGCGACGATCCACAAGGCCAAGTTCTTCGAGAATGCCGCGACCCCCAACCTTGCGGTGTCCTTCAAGGAAACCGTCACCAATGAGCAGTTCCAGGAGTTCATGGAGACGATGGACGCTGCCAAGGGTGGAGTTGAGCACGCGTACGAGACTCTGTACCTCGGTGGCGGTGCTGACGTGACCGTAGTCGGTACGGACCTACGGCAGTTGGACTTCAAGGCCACTCAGGGCGCCGGTGAAACGCGAATCGCCGCTGCCGCTCGTATCCCTCCGGTGTTCGTCGGCCTCTCCGAAGGCATGCAGGGCTCGTCGCTGAACGCTGGCAACTTCGTTGCCGCTAAGCACATGTTCGGCGACTCGACCATGCGTCCACTGTGGCGTTCGATCTGCGCTGCGTATCAGCCGCTTCTTAAGGGCATGCCGAAGGACGCTCGTCTCTGGTACGACGACAGGGACATTGCCTTCCTGCGCGATGACCGCAACACGATTGCCGAGCTGCGCAAGACTGAGGCTGGTACGATCTCTGTGCTAATCCAGTCCGGATATGAGCCTGACTCAATAGTCAAGGCCATCAAGCAAGAGGACTGGGACCTGTTGAAGCACACCGGTCTGTTCTCTGTGCAGTTGCAACCGCCTGGCACTCTCCAGAAGGCACAGGCTGGCGCCAACTCGGACATCCCGAATCCGCCTGCTACGCCGAGTGGCGGTGGTGGCACGCAGAAGGCTGCGCCGACCGGGACGCCTAGGCCGAGTCCTCAGCCACAGCCTGGCTCGTCGGGTAACAAGAACCCTGCGAAGCCTGCCGCCCCAAAAGCCCCAGCCCCGGGGCGTGACGTATCCAAGCTCCAGATAGGCAAGGGTCATGCTCTCTGGGACTACTGGACGCACGGCAAGGGGGCGGCTGAATGGATCGGCGCAGAGCATAAGTGGACAACCTTGCATGCGCTGCTGGTGTCGCACGGCGTACCCGCACATGAAGCTAAGGGTCTCACGACCAATATCATCAACCATGTCCTACCCGGGTATATGAAGCTCGCCCATAAGAAGGGCGACGGTCCCGGTTAATCAACTCCGCAGAGGAGGTTAGTAAATGACCAGTCCATCTAAGCTCTGTCTGCGGTCTGTTGAGTTTCGCGTTGCAGACACCGGAGAGAACAACGACGGCCGAACCCTTGAGGGTTATGCCGCAGTCTTCAACGCGCCTACTGAGATTGACTCTTTCGAGGGCCGCTTCTCAGAGGAGATCGCACCGGGAGCCTTCCGGAAGACCATCAGTGAGCGCAAGCCTGTCTTGCAGTTCGATCACGGCAAGGATGTCCGTACGGGAAGCGTGCCGATCGGCAAGATTGTCGAGATGCGCGAAGATCCGCAGGGTCTTTACGTGAAGGCAAGGCTCTTTGACAATCCGGTCGTTGAGCCTATCCGACAGGCTATCGAGGGCGGCGCCATCAGCGGGATGTCCTTCCGCTTCCGCGCCGTTCGCGACGAGTGGCGCGACGGCGAGGATAACGTCATCAAGCCCGGTCAGCTCGGTGAGATGCTTTACAACGCTGGCTCGCGCGGGCCACTCAAGCGCACCTTGAAGGAAGTTCAGCTCTTTGAGGCTGGTCCTGTGGTGTTCCCTGCGTACGAGCAGACTTCGGTCGCCGTTCGTTCCCTGGACGAGATCTCAGATGAGGACCGACAGGCTCTCATTGACGAGTACGCGCGGTCGATGACCGAAGAGGTCGAGGGGGAGCTTGTCGGCGAACACGGCCCAGAGCTTGTCGAGGCTGGCTTCACGCCGGAGTCGGTCGCCCGCGCGGTCGAGTCTGACGACCTCCCGCTTCTCGAAGTGCATGTCGAGGGCCGATGCCGGGGCAAGGAAGACGCCGAAGAGGGCTGCGAGCACCCGGAGCTTCATGAGCGCGCGTTGACCACTCAGGGCACGCCCAACGTCGCCAAGCCAAAGGCTAAGGACAAGAGCAGCGGCGACAACAAGCCCTACGGTGACGTGACTTACGCCGACCCTGGTTACCAGAAGGACGGTAAGAAGCGTTACCCGATCGACACCGAAGAGCACGCTAAGGCCGCCTGGTCTTATATCAACCAGGCTGGCAATGCGTCAGAGTACACAGCGGAACAGCTTGCCGAGATCAAGAACAAGATCCAGGCAGCACTCAAGAAGTTTGGTGTGGACGTTGAGGCCAAGGCGGCTGATGACGTATCATCCACCCCAGAGGAATCCGGCGCCGACCCCACGGTCACCCCGGAAGCAGTAACTCCCGTAAGGAACAAAACGGTTCGAAAGGAAAGTGACATGGAACCGATGACCGTGGAAGAGCGCGTTGCTCGCCAGAGCGAGATCAAGGCGCGTCTCTCCGAGATCGACACCGAGTACAGCGGCGGTACTCTCCCCGAGGACACGCAGCGCGAGTGGGACGGCCTCAACGTCGAGTTCAGCGAGCATGACCGCGCCATCGACGCGGCCACCAAGCGCGCTGAGCAGCTTCGTGCTCTCGCCGAGGACAACGCCCAGGGCAACGGCCGTCAGGTCGAGCGCGGCACCGCGCCGAACCACATCCGCCGCCCGTCCGACATCTACGACATCTCGAACCTGCGTAACCAGGCCCGCAGCCTGGACGAGATGGGCGCCCTCTGCCGCGACAATGCCATGCGCGCGATCGAACAGGGTCGCTTCGGTGGCGGCGTCCGCAAGGAAGCCGCGCAGGAGAACGTGGAGCGTCTGCTCCAGGAGAACGACGACGCTGCCGGTACGCTGGCTCGTCGCATCCTCACGACCGGCTCCCCGGTCTACGAGCGTGCGTTCGGCAAGGCCATGCGCGCCCTCTCCACCAACGGCCTTACGGCCGAGGAGGCGCGTGCGCTCTCCCTCGGTTCGAACGCTGACGGTGGCTACGCCGTTCCGTTCCAGCTTGACCCCACCGTCATCCTGACTTCTGACGGTGTGATCAACCCGCTCCGCTCCATGGCGCGCGTCGTTCAGATCACTGGCAAGGAATGGCAGGGTGTCACCTCCGCCGGTATCTCGGTCACCCGCTCCTCTGAGGCCGCGAACGTCAACGTCGTTTCGCCGACCCTTGAGCAGCCGACCGTTCGCCCGACCCGTGTGACGGGCTTTATCCCGTTCTCCGTCGAGATCGACGCCGACTGGACCGCGATGCGCTCTGAGGTTACTCGTCTCCTCCAGGACGCGAAGGACACCGAAGAGGCAAGCTCGTTCGTCAACGGCGACGGGACCGGCAACAACCCCGGCGGTGTCGTCGCGACGCTCTCGCACTACGGCGCCGTGCCGGACGGTGGCAGCCTGACCACTGCCGACGTGTACGCACTGGAAGAGGCTCTTGCCCCGCGCTGGCGCGCGCGTGCTCAGTTCCTCGGCAACAAGTCGGTCTACAACGACATCCGACAGCTCGGCACCACTGACGGTGCGGACCTGTGGGTGCGCCTGGCCGACCGGAACCCGTCGCAGCTTATCGGCTACGACGCTCGCGAGATCAGCACCATGGGTGCTTCCGACGACAGTGGCGCTCGCTACCTGCTCTTCGGTGACTTCTCGCAGTTCCTCATCGTTGACCGCGTGGGCATGAACGTTGAGCTGGTCCCGCACCTGTTCAACCCGACCGCCAGCGTTCCTACGCCGACCGGTCAGCGTGGTCTGCTCGCGATCTGGCGCAACTCGTCCAAGGTTCTGGTGGACGACGCGTTCAAGTACCTCAAGCAGGGTACGGCTTCCTGATCCTGGCTCACTTAGCTTGCGACCCGTGCCAGGGGTACGGGTGGGCTAATGTGAGTTGAGAGATGGAATGGAAGTTGTGCGGTACGGTTCCTGTAACCTAGGCCGCACAACTTCCGCCCCGGTGAAGGGCATAGGGTGTCATGTAACCGGGGACCTAGCGGGGTAGCGCAGTTCGGTAGCGCAGCGGGTTCATAGCCCGAAGGTCGTGGGTTCAAATCCCACCCCCGCCACGAAAGTTGAACAAATACTAGCTGAGGAGTCCTCATGGCTGCTGCACCAAAGAAAAAGCCCGCCGCGAAGCCGGTTGCGAAGCCTGCGCCCAAGAAGGGGGCGGCGCCTGCCAAGAAGGCGCCCAACCAGGGTGGTTCGAGTAAGCCCGGCGCGAAGCCCGGCGGCAAGCCTGCCGCGAAGCCGACCGGCAAGCCCGTCCCCGGAAAGAAGGGCGCGCCCGCGAAGCCCGCTCCGGGTAAGCCTCCGGTTCCCGGTCAGAAGCCCGGCCAGAAGCCTATGCCGGGAAAGGGCCCGCTGCCTAAGAAGAAGGCGGCCCCCAAGAAGGGTAAGTGATGGCGCATCACTACACGTTGGACCAAATGGACTGGCCCCGCCTGCTCGCAGACAACAACATAGAGCCGCGCGGGGTCTGTCACGTGGGGGCGCATGAGGGTCAAGAGGTTCCGCTCTACATCGAATTGAGATTCGACAACATCTACCTAGTAGAAGCCGATCCGAATCTAGCTGCGGACCTTGAGAGTAGGTACGGTCACACCAACGGAGTTACGGTGCTTCCCGTGGCTGCTGGCGCGGAGCGCGGATGCGTAGAGTTCTACCGAGTGCTGCGAGACTCGCAGTACAACTCGACGCTTGAGCCTATCGAGTTGGGCGCCACTCAGAAGATTGAGGTCCCAATGGTGCGCCTGCGGGACGTTATTCCGGGCAGTAAGTTCAGAAGCCCGGTAAACGTTCTTGTAGTTGACGTACAGGGCTCCGAGATCGATGTCATCAAGGGGTGCGATCGGCGATACCTAGACCTGATCGTGGTCGAGGTCGGTACGCGCGCAAAGTATCACGGCCAGCCTATGAGGAAGGCCGTGTCGGAGTACATGGATTCCATCGGCTGGCGTGAGGTTTACGTCTGGCCACACGGACCCAAGGCGATCTGGTTCGACATCGCCTATGTGCCCGTCAACGAAGGGTGCTGCGGTGAAGGTTGTTGTTCTGGGGATACCGCTGCCGCCGGGTGACAACCGCTGGAAAGACGACATGTGCGAGGATGGGGAATCCCTTGGTTGGGACGTAACGCACGTAGCAGCCAAGGGAATTCTCCCAGCCGAGGTCATCCGGCTCTGCAAAGGTGCAGACATCCTCCTCTGGGCGATGACTCACGGGCATATGCCTAAGCCACCGTCCAGCGTAGAGGGCATGCTGCGTCAGATAGAAGCTGGTGGCACCCGAACGGTTGCGCTACACATGGATCTTTACTGGGGAATCCAGGCTCGTGAGCGCAAGATAGGTCGTCACCCCTGGTGGACTTGCCAGTATGTCTTCACGGCTGATGGCGGACACCAGCGTGAGTTTTTTATGCGCGGAGTCAATCACTTTTGGATGCCTCCCGCCATCGGCTCTCAGTACAACTACCGTGCCGAGAGGTCATATGACGGCACTCATGCAGCAGTGTTCGTCGGTGGCTATGTGCCCGGAATCCACGGGCCTGACCGCGCCGCGCTTGTCCAGTACGGGCGTGAGCGCTGGGATGAAGGCTTCGCGCTGTACGGGCGCGGAGAGGGGTCGAGGGGACAGCTCTACGGCCACAGGCTGAACGCGCTGTACGCCCGCACGGGGTTCGTTCTCGGCGACTCGGCACCTTCCCCCCGCTACTGGTCGGATCGCATCCCCTGCACCCTGGGACGCGGCGCATTGATGTCCCATCCGGAAGTTGAGGGGATGGCCGAGAACGGCTTCACCGATGAAGTCATGATCACCTACCCACGTGGGGATCTGGCGACGCTCGGCGAGAAGATCGACTCACTAACGCACTCCGAGATGGAGCAACGAAGGCAAGCTGCATACGAGTTGGTTCGAGAGCGCCACACCTGGAAGCAACGCATGCAAGAGCTACAGGATATCGTCACGTCGGACGGAAACTGCCTCTGTCGGCGAAGTGGTAAGCGTCGCCTAGGTGGCTGTTGGTGCGGGAGGTGGTGAAATGCGAGTCATAATCGCATGCGCGGGTCCTCAGGTTAAGTGGAACAACTATCTTGGGATACCTAGTCACTTCGCACCAGTTCGCTTGGATGATTCGGACGAGCGGGAACCTCTGCTGCATAGGACACTCCGTCAGGTCGCTAGGTACACAACACGCGAAGAGGTTGTACTAACGGCACCCGCTGGCGATGGTAGATACTGGATCGGCGGCGTGACGGTCTGCACCGGCGAGGGAAAGAGTGAGTTTGACTCAACTCGTAGCCTGTGGAGTAGAAGTGAACGAACCGTGCTTTTGCTCGGGGATGTGTACTTTAGCGATCTGGCCATGCGCAAGATACTTACCCCCACGGCGGGCCGAGAGTACAGGGCGTTTGGTCGCCATGGTGGATCGAATATAACTCACACCCCATACGGTGAGCTGTTCGCACACACCTGGTGGCCCGAGCATATCCACGAGATAGAGCAGCATCTAGCCCACGTCGAACAGGCTCGCGCACAAGGTATCTTGCGTCCTCATGGATGGATGCTACTGCGCAGCTTCCAGGGTGACCCGCTAGACCGGCACATAGTCAAGCCTCGTTACTTCACTCAGATCAACGACTGGACGGATGACATCGACTACCCGGAAGACTTTGAACGGCATCCGGCAACGAAGGGTTACAGGTGACTGTCTCAGTCGTAGTTCCTTACCGCCCAGACGGTGCGGAGCGTGAAGATAACTGGCGTGTCCTGCAAGATGGATGGCGCAGGAACTTCCCTAACTGGGAACTCGTCACGGGTGATTGCTCGTCGGATGAATGGATCAAGGCTGACGCGATAGCGGACGCTCTAAGTCGCGCAAGCGGCGACATCATCGTCATGGCAGACGCCGACGTGTGGTGTTCATCGGCGGCCGTGGAAGAGGCTGTTCTGAGGGTCGATCACGGCAAGCCATGGGCGATCCCCCATCTTGCAGTTCACAGGCTAACCCCAGAGGGTACCGCGCTATTCAAGGTGCATGCACACGTATGGATAGAAGACCTTGACGAGCCTCCGTACGAGGGGGTGCCTGCGGGTGGCATGTTCGTCATGCGCCGAGAGCTGTACGAGGCTGCTCCGTTGGACCGCAGGTTCCGTGGATGGGGGCAGGAGGACCAGTCGGCAGACATGGCCTGGACGACACTGTACGGGTTGCCATGGAGGGGAGTTGATCCTCTGTGGCACCTATGGCATCCGCCGATGAAGCGTGATAATCGCGTTGTCGGATCTAAGGAAAGTCGCGCACTGTGGGAACGATACAGGCGCGCAAACCACAACCGACCCGCTATGAGAGCGCTCGTCGGAGAGGGAGTTGAGAGCAAATGAGTCTGTTCGTAGCTGCTCAGACGGCGTTCATAGAGCACGCCGGAAAGCGAGTGAAGATCATCAAGGACGAGACGATCGTCCGTGGGGGTCACGCCATTATGGAGGGTCGCGAGCATCTGTTCAAGCGGCTCCACGTCCACTTCGAGTGCGAGAGGCCGAGGCCGCCCGTGGCCCCTGCGCCTGCCCCTGCACCCGCGAAGGTCGCTCAGGCAAAGACCGCTTCCGCAAAGGCAGATGCGACACCGGAGCCCGCCGCTGAGGAGGAGTAATGGCGATCGGAGATCCGTACGTCAGCCTTGATGAACTCAAGGAATACCTCAAGATGACCGGCAAGGCTTCTTATGACGATGCCCTGCAAGATGCCCTCAACTCCGTAACCATGGAGATAGAGGGAAGGTGCAACCGTCAGTTCAACAAGGCGACTTCGGCATCTCAGAGGTCCTATTACCCGACCACGCGCTACATGGCAAAGGTGCACGACTTCTACACTACGGAAGATCTCGTAGTCACGTGGAAGGGCACCACGCTTACCGAGGGCACCGACTTTGAACTACAGCCACTTGACGGGATAGTTGACAACCGCCCCGGCTGGCCGTTCTGGAAGGTCAAGCTACTCGGTGGCAGGTGCTTCCCCAAGTGGGACAACCAGAACGGCGCACCGCTCACTGTGACTGCTCGTTGGGGATGGAACGATGTTCCCGCGCCCATTAAGCAAGCCTGCCTGATTATGGCAGCGGAGACGTTCCAGCTCAAGGACTCGCCGTTTGGCATAACCGGCATGGACGCCTTTGGCTCACCCATGAGGGTCCGCGACAACGCCATAGCGGTAAGCAAGTTGGGGCCCTATGTGCGTGACAGATTCCTGGTGGGGTGACTATGACGACTCCCACTCTAGCCGAGATCAGGACGGCTCTGGTTGAGACCATCAAGGCGAATGTGGAAGTTGAGATCTTCGAGTACGCCAACGTGCCTGACGTTGCTCAGCTTCCCGCCGTGGTGGTAAGGCCCATGAGCGCCAACTACGTTGTCAACATGGGCGATGACGCCACATACAATTTCCAGGTCTACGTCTTGACATCTCGTCGCGAAACTGGCGTAGCGCAGGATGACCTAGACGAACTGGTGAGCCACTACGGTCCCAACAGCATTCCTACTGCAATAAACGGCAATATGGAACTGGGACTTGATGGTGCAGTGACGGCTCTGTGCACGGGCATGGATGGATACGGCGGTCAGTACACGACGGCTCAGATCCAGCATGTGGGGGCCATCCTCAGAGTGAAAGTGGAGGCTGATCCCTGATGCGCTATCAGGTAGTAGGTAAGAACCACCGAGTATTCGGGAAGTCGCATGGAGAGTTCTTCGAGCGTAATCTTCCCGAGGCGCAAGAGCGCCATCTCATCGGGGGCGGATTCATAGTCCGTGCTCCCCTCCCAGTAGAACCGAGCGTCACCATCGGCGCTCAACTGTCGGGGTTTACTTCGGCATTTGAGGCTACGGTATCGCTCCCGGCAGAACCTAGCGTGTCAGAGGATGCGCCAAGTGAGGCACCGGAAGAGGCGCCTACCGATAACCCCCGAAGGGATGAGTTCTAGTGTCCAAGAAGCTTATTCTGCGTGACTGCTACATCGAGGTGAACGGCGTGGACCTGTCCTCGCACGTTTCCGCAGTCACCGTCACTCTGTCCAAGGACGACATCGACACCACCAACTTCTCTGGCGGTGGCCGTGAGCACCAGCATGGCCTCAAGGACGACCAGTTCGAGGTCACGATGCAGCAGGACTTCAACGCTGCCTCGGTGGACTCCGTTCTGTTCCCCCTGTACGACACGGAGGTTGAGTTCTACGTCTACATCCTCCCGACGCAGAGCAAGCCTGTCGGAGCGGACAACCCGTCCTACTCCGCCACCTGCCTTCTGTTGGAGTACAGCCCGCTTGACGGTGCTGTCGGTAAGCTGTCCGACACGAAGGTCAAGTTCGTGACGCAGCGGGATGGCGTTACCCGCTCCACCACTTCCTGACCCAACTAGCAGCCGGGCGAGCGACTTACGATGCGGGGTCGCTCGTCCGGTTCTAACCGCATCGAACCGCGCATCGAGAAAAGGAAACTGACACACCATGGCTATTCTCAACCGAGACCTTATCCTCGCCGCCGACGACATGAAGACCATCGACGTCGAGGTTCCGGAATGGACTCCGGAAGGTCAGGAAGTCGCGTCTGTTCGCCTCCGCACTCTGACGGGTGGGGAGCGCGACAAGTTCGAGTCGGACATGATCGACCAGCGCGGCAAGTCCAACAAGATGAACCTCGTCAACCTGCGCGCGCGGCTCGTCGCCCTGTGCGCCGTGGACGAGAGCGGGCAGCGGATGTTCGGAGACAAGGAAGTCACTCTCCTGGGCAGCAAGTCCGCGTCCGTCCTGGACCGGCTGTTCACTGCGGCCCAGAAGCTCAACGGCATGACTCAGCAGGACGTTGAGGAGCTGACCGAGGGTTTCGAGGACGGCCAGACCGAGTAATGGTGTTCCGGCTAGCCCTCGCGTGGGGGTGCACTCCACGCGAGGTGCTAGACCGGATCAGCTCTGAGGATCTGGCCGAATGGGTGGCGTTCGAGACTGCGCACGGTCCCATCGACAGCACGTATGAGCGCATTCTCCTGAACGAGATCCACTATCAACTTCAAACCCTCAATTACATGTTCGGTGCCGCTAACTTCACTGACGAAGAAGAGGGCATCGAGAACCCCATACCCGAGCCTAGTAAAATGCCCTTCCCTTGGGAGATGACCGAGGCGGCTAAGGTGGCGAAGGAAAATGCCCGGGATTGACATAAGTGTCAGTGGCATAG